TTGCTTGTTTGTGTATATCCGCTAATATCTGTAGTTTCTCAAAGCTCTTGCTTGAACCTACTAGTTCACATTCTTCTCTCTCGTTCGTTATAGAAAGAAGATAAAGGTTAAAGTAACCTTGGCTTTCTTCATTCTGCTCTATAGCATACAGAACTTCAGTGCTGTCTGTTTTACTAACGAACGTTATCATTGAAGGTTCGAATTCAGTGTATTTGTGATGCTCATCGTGCATCCACACCGCTTCTACCTTTTCTGTTTCTTTGTTAGTTTCCTTGATGAATAGCTTAGAAATCTGTAACCCTAATGAGATACAGCTAAATACTAAGGCTACAATAAGCCACTTGATTGACACTCCGTTATTCATAATGTTATCCATTCTATTTCAAATTCTTCTTTTGGTACTTTGTAGAAGATTTTATCATATGTATTCCAAGTGAAATTATCTGATAATCTTCCAACTGTTTTATCTATAGTACTATTCTTTAGTACTAATATTATAAGAAAATCGTCTCTTTTGTGTCGTGATAATACACTATTTGCTGTAGTATAAACCTTACCATTTTTAGATAGATTATTACCTGTAGAAGGCTTATAATACAATCCAGTAGGTTTGTGTTTGATTCTGTATGGATTCATATTTTAAATCATTTAGTAGTGCGTACGGGAATCGAACCCGTATTACAACCTTGAAAGAGTTGCGTCCTAACCATTTAGACGAACGCACCATAAAGGATAAACCTTTTAATTATGCTATACCTTGAATAGACATTCTATAGAACTAACATAAGATTTCCAAGCAGTTTTCTTAGCTTCTTCTAGAGAATTACATTCTATAGTATTTATAGGGAATTCGTTTCCGCTATGTAGAACTTTATAGACATAGTATTCATCTCTAAAAACTTTATGTTCATCTGAAACCTTCTTTATCTTAATATCGTAATATAGACGAGTTCCAGCAAACCATTCTTGATTACCATTTTCTACTCGTTCTCTCCAATCTAATTGAATTAGAGATTTTTCTAGTTCATTCCGTGTCATTGTTGTTCCGTGTTTTAGTTATAACTGTTATACCAATTCAGACAGGTTTAGTATGATTTTTACCCTATCCTCCTTGGTATAACAGCTAATTAGTTTATACTAATCTGATGATTTTTCGTTATTCCTTACTATCATAGATGCTAAATTCCTAATCAAAGTTTTCTTTATACTTTCGATTAAGTTTTTACATACACCACCAACATTATAGTTTACACAAGGATTGACTAAGTTATCATAACTAAATTCAGAGACACTACCACCTTTTACATCTAGGAATCTGAACTTAGTTTTCTCTAATAGCGTACTATGTAAAACCTGTCTAAAGGTTTTATCATTATGTACTACAGAAGCCTCTATTCCTATAAACTTATCTTTAGGGTATTCAGTGTAGCAAAATACTACTCTATCCTCGATATAAGGAATAATGCTTTGAATCATATCTTCTTTTTCCTTATAAGCTTCTTTTCTGAGTACCTCATTGCATTTAAATTCTGCAATTTGTTCTTCTACCTTCTCTAATTGACCTAGAATCTCTCTTTTTCTGTCTTCTAATAGGTCTAAATTATCTGGAAACATTGTAATATTAATTTTTATATATTACACTTATGAATAGGGCAGAAGTAGATTTTACTCTACCTCCACCCTATACCAACAGCTAAGTAGTTTCTTATTCTAATGAAGACTGGAATCTATTCCAAGCTACAGTCTGAATTGTATCAGTAAGTTGAGATTGTCCTTGCTCATACAATTTGTATAGCGGTGTATATCCATTCTTCTCAGGTTCTGTTTCCTTATGATAGAGTGTAGAAGGATTGTTATCCTCATCTACCATCATAATATGGATAAACCCATCAATAGAGTTTACAGCTAAGTTGAAGAACACTTCTCCAAGTTTCTTCCCCTTATATGAGAAGTCACAAGGAACTACTACTGAGATAGCACTCATCCAGTTGTGCATTTCTGGATGATTATCATAGAATGGTTCGCCAAACTCAATCTTTAAGTCTTTCTTGAACTCATCCTTAGTAAGTCTCTTACTCTTGGAAATATCTTCCATTGAATGTCTCTTGAGAGAGTCTATCTCATTTTCTCCAAGCATCATCTTGAGGAAGTAAGCTAGGGGATTAATGAGAGGATTATTTGAGTCCACATCATTATCTGAACCCTTAGCTTCCTTAGTAGCTACCTCTTCCTTCTCTTCTTGAACAGGCTGTTCTTCAAAAGGAGTTTGAGGTTCTACTACAGGCTCATCTAAGTAGAGATAGTCTGAGACCATATTCATAGACTCAACCATATTAGCTAGAGTTTCTGTGATAGCCTGCTGGTAGACTTCGTAATAAGGACTAGCAACCTTAATAAGGTTTACCTGCTGAATAAGCAAATCGGTACCTTCCTTAACGTAGGTAATCATCTTTTCGACTGCTTCTCTTTCTCTTGGTGTCATAATCTTTTCTTGTTAATGGTGATTAAGTGAATACTTTATAGTGGGTAACAGCTAACTCTAAATTGCTAACCGTTACCCACATTATAATAGTTTTTTATGCTTTATCTAAGCAAAAGTAACCACACTTTTTGACTAAATATTATATCAATTATTTAGTCAAAGAACAGAGTAATTAAAACAAAAAAAAACACCATAAACAACAGAACAACCTTCCTCTGTAAAAGGTTATTTGAGCTTCTAATTGGAATCGAACCAATACTACAAGATTACAAATCTAGTGTTCTACCATTAAACTATAGAAGCAAATTATAGGCTCTTACTTCCCAATAAGAACCTAAATTCCCCTGCTAGTTATTTCACAATAACTAAACAGAGTTACTACATAAGTAGTATGTTTAAAACCTATTAATAACCAAACCAAGTTTACTATGCAAGCAAACTTTGTGGTGCTGAGAAGATTCGAACTTCTGACACTTGGTTCTTCAGACCAATGCTCTACCAACTGAGCTACAGCACCAACCACACGTAAACAACATAAATCAATGAGCCAACATTGATAGTTGCGGGAATAGGAATCGAACCTATGACCTCTAGGTTATGAGCCTAGTGAGCTACCTCTGCTCTATCCCACAAGTGGAGTATAACGGAATCGAACCGTTGTCTTCTGCGTGCAAGGCAGATGTTTTAACCAACTAAACTAATTCCCCAATTACTCTAACAACATTTCACAACGTGGTTAGAGGTTCCTCATTTATATTTCCCAACATATTTGAGTAATTATTATGAAAAAAAATATGAAACTCTATAATCGTCACCCCTCTGAGATTCGAACTCAGGACCCACGGGTTAAAAGCCCGTTGCTCTACCGACTGAGCTAAGAGGTGTTTTACTACAACAACAATATCTCATCGTGATTGTAGGTTCCTTATTCTTGTTTCCCAACAAATTTAAGTAGGTTGTTTGTTTGAAAATCGATAAAAATTAATCATATAAGAATATGAATAACCCGTCATCTCTGTAAGATTCGAACTTACACTACTTCGTCAAGTAAACTCTGCCAATTAAGTTAAGAGATGTAATGTATCACCAACATCTCACGACGTGAGTGATACTGACATTATTAGTATAACATATTCACATTAAGTACTCCATCTTGGATTTGAACCAAGGACCGCGAAGGTATAAGCTTCGAACTCTAACCACTGAGTTAATGGAGTAAGTAAGTTAGGAGTATATTAGAATAGTGTTTATTAATGAGCCAAAAACATTGCGAAGTAACTATTCTGTAACTACCTAACTTAGTAGATTCTCGTAGATTCGAACTACGACCAACAGAGTCAAAGTCTGTCGTGCTAACCATTACACCAAGAATCTATCCGCTAATAGTGAAATCGCTGCAAATATAAAACAAATATTCTTAATGACCTAACGCATTATATTGCGTAATAAATCATCAACAAATATCCGTGATATAACCAATGCTTTTCGCCTATATGCTAAGTGCTTTGATTTGATAGACTTAATTAGCTTTTTCATTCTTAATAGAATTTTCTAATAAGTCTATCATTTCAGTGATTTCTTCCTTATAGTAGTGGCTAAGGATATATTCCTCATTGAGGAAGATTTGCTTTACCTGAACATAGTCTTCTGCGTAACGAGTATAAATCTCGGTATCACAGATTTCTAATTCAGGTAATACACTAAGCTTATCTAAAAGCTTGGAAATACCCTCATTTGATAAGGTATTTGATAGACTATTTGAATCTACCACAATACCAAACTTATTCGGGTAATTACCGAATGATGAAAGCATAATTTTACCTACAGTAGTATTACCACCTGTAATAGATGATGCTGCTTCATCAACCAGCTTAAGCACTAAATCGATTAAAACGTAATTAGTGATTTTCGAATCAGTGAATATCCCATAAAACAAATCACCCTTTCTCTTAAGTGCATTTATTTCTTTTGGAGTTTTCTCTGTTAGCTTCATAGAGTAAGCTAATTGTCTAAAAGCTAGATAATATCTTAGCTTATTATAGTAGGACATATTGTATGCTAATACGCTTATTCCTCTAGGGAAATCGCTAATAGTCCTAAGTTCTCTGAAGTAGAACCTTTTGTACTCAATAGGCTCAAGGATTTGGCTAATCCTCTTGACCTCCTTAGTCGGAGATACTTTGATGAAAGTCTTTGACATTTCTTTACATTTGTTTACGTTAAAAATAGCCTTTGCCCTTGAGGTTTTACCCTCAAAAAGCAAAGGTATTTTTTATGTTAGTCTTCTTTGATTGTTCCAAAGATTTGAAACAGACGGATAGCACCTACACAAGCGAAAAGAGTGAGCAATTTGCCCACTACATTCCCACCATTGAAATAGGTGCAATTTTGAGCTGTTGTATTTAGTAGCTCAAAAGAATTTGCAAGCCTTAAAAACAAGGCTATGCAGGTGAATAGGTAGCTATATTTATAGAAGATTGTAGCTACCTTTTTGAGGTTGTTTATATGTTGCATAGTGTATCATTATAGTTGCTTCTGATGAAGAGATAGGCAGGTATTACAAGAGCTATTATATAGCCCATTGATAGTATTACTTTGCCTATTGTAGTGCATATTTCCCACGTGGTTAGAGTGAAATATGTAGCACCACAAGCGAACGAAAGCAAGCCTATCAAGGCAAACAAAGTACCAACTATTTCAGTTACTTTGTAGCTTGTTTTAGGCTCTTTGAGGTGAGATTTTTTGTACATTGGATGGTTATATTTGGTAGGTTTTTCAGTGTGGTTGTAGCTCTATTGAGAGCGGTAAAAAAGAGTAGGGTACACTCTTTTCAGAATATACCCTACTCTTTGAGAATTGGCTTTATTGGATAGTACCGAGAATGTTCGTGAGTTCGTCGCTATCCGTGATAGCTTTACGACCTTCTACGACCCAGTACCCCAAGCTTGCTTCTGACTTTTCAGGGTTGAATACCTCGATAACCTGAACGTGTGGGTGCTTCAGGTCAGTTATTAGGCGGTTCTTTCCTGCAGTGAGCAGAATTTCCTTCCCTTCCTTGTCAAAGACGAGTACGGCGATTTCGTTGCCTTCTTCTACACCCTTTGGGAGAAGAGCACGAACGAACGTACCGAGATGTTCGGTGCGCTTTGCTACGTCATTCAGTGGGAAGAAAGCCACGGGACGTTCTGCAAAGCAGAGAGCGTTTTCGTCCTGGTCTGCACCACGGTAGTACGTCTTACCGTTGAAGGTTACAGGAGTACGGTTGTTGTTTTTTGCGCTGGTAGCGCGGAGATTGGTCTGTGCCATTGTTGTAAATTGTGTTTAGTTTTGGCGATTGGGCGGACTCTCACCGCGAGGGTCCTATCAACCCAACTGCCGAAGGCAGGTCGGGCTTTGCGGGGGAGGTCCTCGATTTCGTAAGGAAATAAAATTTTAAAAATTTCAAAAAAAATCAAATTCTTTACCTTAACCTTTTGTTTCAATTCAGGTAGACGCTCTCGTTAAATAAAAAAAATTTCAAAAAAAATTTCCTTCCAATTTCTATCTGCCTTTTCATTTTCCTCCTAATCATCTGAACTCCCATTTACATTGAACTGGAAATAAAATCGAAAAAAAAACAAAAAAAAATTTCAAAAAATTTTGAATCCTAATTCAGTTTAATTTCGCCTTTCCTGAAACAAAAACAACAATAACTACAACTTCAATGAAAAACAATTCAAAAAATAATGCAATAATTTGAATGATAATTTATGTTGATTTGAAATAAAAAAGTTAGAAAATTTTGATTGAAATTTCTTGGAATTTTCTTGAAGTTGTGCGTTAATATATAATATATATAAATTACTATTATAATGAGTTATTCTTTATTATTATTAGTAAATATATTTATATATTTACACCTACAGAAACGCGCCTGCGTGTGTACGCGCGTACGTGTATATAAGAAAAAATTTGATTGGATGTTTGGATATAAAAGAAAAATTAAATACCTTTGTGATATATAACTTAATTTAATGATTATGACAGAAGATTTCGATTTAAGATTTAGTTGGTGGGCGGAGTATAAAAAGAAATACCCGTATTCCAGAAAAGAGTATTATAATTCAATTCCTGTATTTTGCTGTAAAGAATGTCATTCACTTCACATACTAGGAGATGAAGGTTTAGATGATTATTGTGGTGATTGCGGCTGCACTGAAACTAAGGAGATGAGTTACGAAGAGTGGGAGAAGAAATACAGATTTACTAAAATTCAAGGAAAGATATAGCCGTGAAAGTTTTAGAAAGAACAGAAGCACTACTAAGGAAAGTACCACTTCTATCAACTAGCAACAGAGAAAAACACTTCCTATATGCAATGCCATTTGGATTAACCTTTACCATTCTTTTTGTTGTAGGACTGGCTTTTGGTATGGAATATAAAGATAAACTCAAGGGAGGGAAATTCGATATTTTCGATTTTCTTTGTACCATACTCGGGGGTCTAATTGGGCAAGCATTGCAAATAACACTTTATTTAATGATAAGATGAGTAGAATTTTAAATAAAAAAGAATCAAGACAACTAATACTAGATACACTGAAACCCATTGATGAATTGGTTAAAACAACCTATGGACCTTATGGTGATAGTGTATTAATATCAAACCAATACGAACAGGTATATACCAAGGATGGTTTATCAGTAATATCAGCTGTATCATCTGAAGACATAATTGAGAATAACATAATCAAGGATTTCGTTGGGTTAGTTAAGTATATCAACGACATCAATAAGGATGGTTCTACTTCTACATCTATTGTTACATATTCTTTGATAAAGCATTTCAATAAAGACTTTAGTTATCCTCCATTCAAGATTGCTGAATTTGTAGAGAAAGAAAAGGAGAGAATTCAAGCTATAATTGATGAGAATGCCGAATCAATTAAGAAGGAAGATATACCCAATATGTTATCTGTAGTTCTCAATAATGATGAGAGGTTACTGAAATTAATGCCTAAGAATATTGAAGGTAACTATACCTATGAGATAAATAAAAGTGAAGATAATCTATACTTCATATCCAAATACAAGGGATATAAAACCAATATAACTTCACCTATTCTACAAACAGTAAGAAAGGAACCAAATGGACAACCATTGACTGATTACAAATCAATAGTTTTTTATGTTAAGGAGTTTTCAAATTATAATGACTTGTATAAAGAGATTAGCAGATTAACTCAAATCTTCCGCATTTCAAATGCCTCTGATGAGTTATTTGGCTTGCCTTACACCTTAGTTATGAAGATGATTAAGGGTGGTACAGATGAAGCCAAAGCTTTTGCTGCTAATATATTTAGAGATTTCGGTATAGTTGTAAACATCTGTCAATCCTTATTACCACCAAAAGGACTTAGAGTGTTACCTGATTTTAGACTTACAACTCACTATGCAGTAGATAAGGTTACCATCAAAGGAAATGCGCTTTATATGGGCGACAACACTCATTATGTGATTTCTCTTCCTTCTCTATCTGACGCAGAATTTAAACAAAAGCGGGATGCTATTGATGATGCATTCTCTATAGTTGGTGCTAAAAAGTATGTTGTAGGTGGTGGCTACATCTACAATAGAATCATAGAAACACTAGATAAGGAAACTAGAGATTCAGATATAGAAAGAGAAGTAAAGAGTTTAATTCAACAAGCTTTACTAGAGCCAATCAAGATTCTATCCGAGAAAAGTGGGATAGCATCAGATTCACTCCTGAGTTTGTATAAGTCAAATAAAATATATAACTTTGCTTCTAACAAAGAGGAAGAAATAACAGAAACCTCAGTCAAAGAATTAGCAGATTCGCTAAAGGTTATGTTTGAATTTTCTCTCAAGTATTTAAGTAACTTTATAACAACTGGTAGCATTATTCAGCAATGAGTAAAACAACTAAGAAAGAAAAGCAGGAGGTAAAGCCTTCAAAGAAAAAGCTTATTGAGAAAGATACTAATAAGCAAAACAAGAAACTATCACTTTATCATTGGGCAGTAGAAGTAAATGAATACAAAAGAAAAGCAGGACTTAACTCAGAACAGTTCTAATGAACTTAGTCCTAAAGAAAGAGCAATACTTGAACAGCAGATTTATATGAGTAATCTTGCTGGTTATTACAAGAGACTTGAGTATATGATTGAGCTAGCCAAGATTAAGGATAAGTTACCAAGTAATATTCAAGAAAACGTATTTAAATTCTTAGAAGAATTTGTAGGAATAAATGAGACCAACGAACATACTGAAAATCAAGTCTAATGACTATGATGAGTTGTTCCTAAATTGGTTCCTTATTTTAAAGCCTTTACACAACCTTTCTAACAAGGAGTGTATATTAGCTTCAAAACTTTATAAGTACAGAGATGAGTTGAAAGAGGTAATCCTAGATAAGGAAATACTTGATACAACAATACTCTCTGATACTTATAGAAAGAAGATAATAGAGGAGATGGATATAACTATGATACATCTTCAAGTACTGCTAACTTCACTTAGAAAGAAGAATGTGATTATAGACAATAGGTTAAACCCAAAGTTTATACCACACATAAAAGATTCAGAACTATCATTATTAATTAGATTTGAAATCCCAGTTAAGTAAAAAGGCTGAAGATAGAATATACAGGTTATATTGGAAAGCCGTGAATGAGGAACTAAAGGAATGCAACAATCTTAGCATTAGCATACCTTATTTAGGTAAATTTTTTAGACATTACAATGAGTATAATAAACATAAAGAAGATAAAGCCGAGTTATAATTATATACAAACTACGGCTGATACCGAGACGGAAGCAAAAGGATTTATGAGAGACCCTTACTGTCAGTATTCAGAAATACAGAGAATTGTTTCTGTGGGTCCGCTGGTTACCAATTACAAGGAAGGTGATTTGATAATGGTTAGTTATGCCAAGTATAGAAAGACTTCTATACCGAAGGGTTCAGCAAGAGAAGAGCTAAATGGTATGACAGAGTTAGTACATTATACCATCCCTACTCTTATAGTTAATGATGTTGAATATCTGATATTAACAGATTCTGATATAAGTCTAGTCATAGAAGATTATGATTAAGTTGTTTAAGTATGAAGGTTTTAGGGTTACAATCTCGGAAGAGGCTTTAGCCCTAAAGCCTTTTAAGTTATTATGGAATAGAGATAAATCAAAGGATAAGAGTAAAGCAAATAATGAACTCGCTTTTATTTATTTCTATGCAGACCCTCGTTCAGATTTCCAAATCTATATTGATGATGAGGAGAGAATGGAGCAGATTAAAGATAGTTTAGGTTTAGCTCCTGAGTGGCAACCTGACGCCGAATTAGAAGCAGCCATTGAATATTATAAATCATTCAAACCACTATCTTCTCTACTACTAGAAGATGCTAGATTCCTGATAGATAATCTTAGAAAGACATTACGTAGTATTAACATTGATGAACGTGATGATAAGGGTAAGCCTGTATTCCAAGTCCCAGCTGTTATGAAGGCTATTAAGGAAATGCCTGATTTGATTAAGATGATGGATGAGACTGAAAAGGCATTATTCTCTGATGTTCAAGAGAATTCTAGAATGCGTGGTAATAAACAAAAATCAGTGATGGATGATGGTATCTTTGGATAAACAAGAAAAGAAATTGCTTAAGCTCTTAAAGCTCAAAAGAGCGCACTTAGATTATTACCGAGATAGCAGGAATGTGAGCATCTACCAAACTCTTGTGGTATACAGAGAATGTGGTTCATCTCTTTCTATAATCGCACACGGCTCTATTAAAGCTAACTATTTAAGTGAAGCAGAATCTAAATATTTAGTGTTAAAGAAATTACTTTATGACTACGGAAATTATAGAAACAAATGAGTTTCAAACAAAGATAACAGAAGAGTTATTAAGTCAATACCCAGATGAAGTGCGAGAACAATTCTTGCACTTCGTTCATTCTGTACCTTACATACAGAACTTAATATCTCCAAATAGAAAAAGAGCTAAAGATTTACCAAGAGATTCTAAGGGGAGAATAATAGTAGACCTAGTTAATCCACACATAATAGAAGATATAGATTACTTTAGAGAATCAGCTATTCACTTTGAGAAGCACGGATGCTACACTTTCCTTAGACCTAATGGTAGTCCTAACTCTAATTTTAGAAAGTGGTTAGAGAGAGAAGCCAGACGATGCTTAGAAGGGTATGTAAGAGAATCAGATGGAGAATGGGTTACAGGGATTATGTATTACTATCTTAACTATTCTAGACTAAAGCTATCTGTATTCAAGGATGGTTCTACTAAGGTAGCTAGTCGTATTGAAGCATTTCCTGAATTCTGGGAAGGGGTGTATCTGAGAACTCATTACTTAGAGCAAGCTAGATATGGAGGTTTATACAATAACTTCGAAGGTGGTTTACACTGTGCTGAATTAGCTCGACGTGGTGCTGGTAAGTCATTTACATTAGCTTCTATTATGGCTCAGCGTTTCGTTTTAGGCGAAGGGTTAGATACTACAAAGGACAGAGTGACCATTCTGTTAGGTTACTTGAAGGAGTATATTAAAGATAAGGATGGTACTATTTCAAAGTACATTGTTGATATTGACTTTGTAGCTGAACATACAGAATTCCCTAGAGCTAGAATTAAGGACTCACTCAATGAAATGATATGGAAGTCTGGTTATAAGGATGCTGAGACAGGTGTTGAAAAAGGTACTTTAAATACTGTAATGGGAGTAGCAGTTAAAGATGATGAATCAAAAGCTCGTGGTAAACGTGGTTATATTCTTATTGAAGAGTTCGGTTCTTTCCCTTCTCTTTTGGCTTTATATAATACTCTCTTACCTTCTGTAGAAGATGGTGAAGCTGTCAATGGTTTGATATATGCTCTTGGTACGGCAGGTTCTGACGAATCAGAATTCTATTCTGCACAGGAACTTATGTACAACCCTGATGGTTATAAGATTTATGGTATACCAAATGTATATGATGAAGCAGGTATAGGTAAACCTAAATTCTGCTACTTCTTCCCTGGGTTTATTAATCGTAAGGGTAGATATAATAAGGATGGTATTTCTGATGTAGTTATGGCTTTATTAGACATTTTGAAAAACAGATACAATGTAAAGTATAACTCAGATGACCCCGATTCTATTGTAAGAACCATTGCTGAAAATCCTATTACACCTAAAGAAGCTATCCTTAAATCTACCAACTCTATATTCCCTATAGCGAATATCAATGATAGATTAGGACAGCTAGAAGCAGACCCTAATGCTCTTTCTGATGTTTATGTAGGAGAAATAGTAAGAGAAGGTTTAGATACAAGATTCGTTCCTTCAAATGATTTACCCATTCGTATATTCCCACATAAGAGCAATAAGATTAAGGGTGCTATTGAATTCTTTACACTGCCTATTAAGGATTCATCAGGTAAGCCTACACAAGGTAGATACATAGCAGCTATGGACCCATATGATAATGACCAAGCTGATACTGCCTCTCTTGGTAGCTTTATGGTATTAGATTTATTTACAGACCAGATTGTTTGTGAATATACAGGTAGACCAGAAAGAGCTGATTTCTTTTATGAGACTTGTTGCTCTATAGCTTTATTTTACAACTGTAAGATATGCTATGAAAATAACAAGAAGGGTTTATTCTCATTCTGCTCTCAGAAGAATATGTTATTCTTACTTGAAGACTCCTTGCCTTACCTAACAGAGAAGCAATTGCTAAAGGCTCCACCTATTGGTAATACATCCAAGGGTATACCAGCTACAGCAGGTATTAACGCACACGCTAGAGAAAGGACTAGAGAGTGGTTAATGAAGAGTGTTACAATAGGTGAGAATACAATAGTGGCTAACCTTTATAACATTAAGGGGATTGCATTACTAAAGGAACTTATTGCTTATAACTCTTATGGTAACTTTGACCGTGTTTCTTGTCTTGGTATTTTAATGCTTTATAGAGAGCAAAAGATGATTGATTTTGGAGAGAATCCTACTAGTATTGTAGGTAAATCAAAGCACTATAAAGGCAATGATAAATTCTTCAAAAACAATTATGACAAGCGGTTCTTAAAGCATTAGAAAAAGAATAAGAACTTTTATTATTTTGATATAGGTAATATATTTGAAGTAACAAATTATATATAAATATGAAGTTACATTTTCCACCTCAAAACATACCTGAATCAAAGAAAAATAAGGAGTGGAAAGAGCAATGCGTTAAATGGGCAGAAAACGCATCTCTTCTCCATTCTGATTTGATTAGGAAGAATATTAGAGACCAAAAGATTAATTACGATTTAGTGAATGGTACTCTTGATATGCAGGATATGATGGACCTTCTTAATCCTTACTCTTTAGAGGACACTTATATTCCAGACAACATTAAGCACTATCCAATCATAAATTCTAAACTTAATGTTCTAAGAGGTGAGGAAATAAGAAGACCATTTGACTTTCAAGTAGTCGTCACTAACCCTACTGCCATTTCTAAAATGGAGGAAGACAAGGTAAATGCAGTACAACAATCACTGCTCGCTATCCTTCAACAAGAAGTTCAAGACCAAGAGGAATTTAATCAGAAAGCCCAAGAGTTAGCAAAGAAGTTTGCGTCTTGGCAAGATATGAGAGAGATAAGAGGTAACTTCTTACTCAATCATTATGTAAAAGAATTAGATATGCCTTTGATGTTTAATCAAGGTTTTATGGATGCCCTTATTGTAGGAGAAGAAATTTATAGATGTGATATTATAAATGGTGAACCTACAGTAGAAAGATTAAATCCCCTAAAGGTTAGAGCTTTTAAAGGTGGTAGCTCTCCTAGGCTGGAAGATTCTGACGTAATTGTTATTGAAGATTACTGGCCCCTCTCTAAGGTGTATGATACATTCTATGATGATTTAAGTCAAGCTGATATTAGAAAGCTAGAAAATAGAGATACAGAAAGCAATGATAACGAAGAGAACTTAAATAACTTCCTATCCTCTCTTGCTGTAGAATCTATTGATGGTGTACTAGAGCCTATACTTGACGGAGCATTACCTACACCTTACGATAAATACAACAACATTAGAGTACTCCAAGTATATTGGAAATCTAGAAGAAGACTTAAAAAGATTACTTCAATAGACCCTGATACAGGTGAAATGGTTGAAGACCTAATGCCTGAAGAATACAAAGCTGATAAAGACAATGGTGAGACTGAAAAGCTTATTGTTGTAAATGAAGCTTGGGAAGGCACTCTAATAGGTAAGGATATTTACGTTAATATCCGACCAAGAAAAATTCAATATAACAGATTATCTAACCCTTCAAAATGTCACTTTGGTATAATAGGCTCTATCTACAGTATTAATGAAGATACACCTTACTCAATGGTTGATATGATGAAGTATTACAACTATCAGTATAATCTTGTTCACGATAAACTGAATAAGCTTATACAGGATAACTTAGGTAAGGTAATTCAATTAGACCTTGCTAAAGTACCTGATAGTTGGGATATAGATAAATGGATGTACTATCTAAAGACTGCTCATATTGCAGTAGTTGATTCATTCAATGAAGGTAATAGAGGCGCTTCTTTAGGTAAGCTTTCTGGAGCGTTAAACAACAATATGGCAGGCTCTGTGGATATGGATTTATCTGGTGCTATTGCTTCTCATATTCAGTTACTAGAAGCTATTAAAGCTGAAATGGGTGAAGTAGCAGGTATTTCTAGACAAAGAGAAGGTCAGATTTACAACAGAGAAACTGTTGGTGGTGTTGAACGTTCTAACCTTCAGTCATCTACTATTACTGAATGGTTATTCTCTACGCACGATAATCTGAAGAAACGAGTATTAGAATGTTTCCTAGAAACTGCGAAGATAGCTCTTAGAGGTACTAATCCTAAATTCCAAAATATATTACCTGATACATCAATTCAAATGATGATGATTCCAGGTGATGAGTTTGCAGAATGTGATTATGGTTTAGTTGTAGATTCTTCTTCTGCTACAAACAATCTAAATATGAAGATTGAACAATTAGCACAAGCTGCTCTACAAACTCAAACACTTTCGTTCTCTTCGATTATGAAGCTCTACTCTTCTGCATCTATTGCTGAAAAGATTAATATGATTCAGCAAAATGAAATGGAGATGCAGCAAGCTGCGCAGCAAAGACACGAACAGGAAATGCAGATGCAGCAAGAAATGCAACAAAAGGAACTTGAACACAAGCAACTTGAAATGCAATTGCAGGATGCTATTAATCAAAGGAACAATGAGACCAAGCTCAAGATTGCACTTATACAAGCTGAGAATAATCACAATCAGATGGTGTTTAGAACTGACGATGATGCATTCTCTGAGGAAGAAAGGCTTACACTTGAACAAAAGGATAGGCAGTTTGATGCTGAGCTAGACTTCAAGAAGAAGCAGTGGAAGGAAAAAAGAGAAATAGAACTCAAGAAGTTAAATAACTAAATTTATTAATTAAATGGGAAATTCAGATTTTAAGAATCGTCTCCTATCGTTTTATGGGGTAAAGGACACTGACTTCAGTGACTCTACCCCTCTAACGGGGGAAGAAAGAGTTGCTATTGTTCAGAACAACCTGAATGTATTAGCTACAGTAAATGATTTACTATCTCTAATCCCTTGTGGCTTCCTTAATGTTCCTAAAAACATTAATACACTAGATAAGGCTATGGATTGGTTCTCCAAGCTAAAGCCATCACAAGGTAAGAAGATTGGTGCTGTAGTATCATACTTTGATACTGATTCAGGTGTTGCTGAAGTAATGCGATTCGTTGGTGGTAATACACTACCTGAAACAATTAAGGATAGCACGAACTGGGAATGGTTTAACTCTGGTTCTGCTACATTCAAGGGTTTATTCAATAACGAACAGGAACTAAAGCTTTCAGCTCCTAGTCCTAAAGTAGGCGACCACGCTTTTGTTGGTGATACACTAGAGAACTCTACTCTATATGTTTGCTCAAAGAATGGTACTTGGAGAAAGTCTAAGAGACTCTTCAATGATATTGTATCAAAGTTTGATGCCGTGTTCTCTGTAGAGAATGGTGAGCAATTAGAGATGTATGATGAGTTTATTGCTGATAAGGCTCTTATGGATGCTGAAGGTAATGTTATCAGTGATACCTATTTAAGAATATCAGATAGAGATATATTCATTAATGGAATAAACGAGAAGATAGATAAGATTAGAAAAGAGAAGTTCGAACCGCTAAAGAAGGATATTAAGAACTCTTTCCAATTAAATCCTGATGATTTAACTTGGGATATGGATGATAGACTTTCATTTGCAGAAAGACCTAACAACTCTAAGAGTAAGTATGGTTTTGTTTATCTAAGAAATGAAAAGCCTCTTACTGATGATAGCTTTTCTAGAACAGGCGATAAGATTATCTATGCTATTAGATTCAATCACGATTTAAAGGGTGCTACACTTAATATTCCTGATAACACAGTTTTAGATTTTACATATGGTGGTTCATTTACTAATGGTACTTTAAATCTTGGTAAGAATGTTATCATAAGAACATTTGATAAAGACCAGATAGGTGTAGCTATTAATGGTAGCTATAAGTTGATGGAAAGTGTTACAACTATTGATGGTAACCCTGTTGTACCAACACCTCCTCCTACTCCTAAGCCAGTTGAACCTACAGTAGTTAATGCAAATGTCTATAGCTCTACAAATGATAGATACACAGCTTTAGATACAAATAACATTGAGAATTCCAACTATGCTGGTAATATTTATCAAGGTGATGTTATGAGTGATGGTACATTCAGAGTTAAGAAGTCTCTTGTACATTCTACAGTTAATGAAGTAGTTTACGGTAATCAACCTTCTTATACTGAGCATACACAATTTGGTGTTAAGAATGCTACCTTTAAGTATGCTTACAATCAGGTTACTCACTATTGGAAGGACGGACAGAATACTGTATTTACTTATAGTACTATTGCAGGTAGAAATCCTGGTGCTGACTATATAGAACCTGTAGCACCTCCTACAAGATTACGTAGAAGAGTAATATCTTATAATAAGAATGCTTTTGTAGAAGCTACAAAGAATGATGTAATATCTAAGAAGTATACAGGTAGTCTATATCAAGGTGATTTATACTCAGATAATACTTTACAATCAGTAGATACTATACCTCATACTACTGAAAACTTAGTGTTATATAGTGGTGTAGATAATATGACTGAAGTAGATGATATTACTAATGTAGGTAGTGATGAGTATAAGTATGCTTATAATGTAGTTAAACATAATTGGCATTTCAATACACAATCTGATATTACAGATGGTTCTACTCAAACTCCTTATGATATTACTTACCATACTGTAACTGGAAGAAGACCTGAAGGCGATTATTCTGCTCCTGTAACTGTAGCTAGAGCAAATGTATATAGTTTCTCAAAGACTAGTTTTGATGAAGCAACTTCTGCAAAGGCTTCAGCAAGAGATTATAAGAATAATCTATATTTAGGTAACTTAATGTCTGATGGTACATTCCAGTATATCAAGGATGTTGTACCTACTGTAGGTAACGGTAACTTATATGGTAGAACAGAGAATGAAACTGACGTACGTAATCTGCGCTCAGCTAAGAGTGCAGAATATAAGTATTTCTATATAACTAGACTAGCTAAGTGGGTTGATGGTACTAACGTTATAGAGTATCATAAGGTAGTACAAAGAAAACCTGAATATGACTATGTTGCACCTGTAACTGTTGTAACAGCAAATGCTTTAAGTTTTGCTAAAAATACATACCAAGCTGCTACTACTGAAGAATTAGTAAGACGTAGACACGAAGCTATGTTATATGTAGGTAATGTTATGTCCAATGGTACTTTCCAATTCGTCAAGGAATTGCCAGCTAATATTACTGAATCAGTTAAGTATGGTAGTACAGAAAATGTAACAGATGTTAATCAATTAAATGCTACAGGTGATGCTGCTAACAAGTATGCTTACAATGTTAAGACTGTAACTTGGGCTACAACACCTGCTACTACTATTAGTTTTGTAGAAAGTAGAAGACCAGCAAATGATTTTAGTACTGCCCCTACTATTGTAAATGATTATGCTTTAAGCTTCAATAGAAACTCTTATGAGGAAGTAACTTTAGATAAGATTAAAGCTAAGGGTGCTAGAATAAATCATCAATGGGTAGGTAATAGTATTTATATAGGTAAGCTTAAATCTGATGGCTCTTATGAATCCACTATGGCATTACCATATAGAAATGAATATCTAGTGAAGTACGGTGCTACTGAAAATGAAACTAATGTAGATAATCTTGTTGATTACGGAAGTGCTGCAAAACCTTATGCTTATACTGTTATAAATCATATATGGAATGGTCAGCAGCCTAATGGCGATAGAATAGACTATAGTTATCTATCTGTAAGTAGTAGAAAGTCTGATTCGGATTACAGCCCAAGAAAGTTTATAAAGAATAAGAATGTATTCAGCTATAGACAGGCTGTATATGAAGGTGTAACTTCTGATAACCTAAAGGCAAAGAATCATACAGGTGTTCTATACTTCGGTGATGAAATGTCTGATGGTTCTATGAAGAGCGGTGCTATACAAGTTCAGGAACAAGCTTCTTCTGTAGTTCTTTATGGTAATAGAGAAAATCTTTCAGATAATCCAAGCTTTGGTAACAAGAGTGAAGTATTTAAGTATGCTTTCAATGCTACTAACCATAAGTGGTCTACTGTAGCAATGAACCCTGAATTAAACTTAAATTCTACTTACACTGTAGAGTATAACAGCCATATATCTAGAAATGCTTCTAAGGATTATGGTGTACAACCTGTAACTCCTCCAGCACCTCCTAGAAATCTATCTGATATAGTTATATCTCCAGACGATGTTGAAGGTCATATAGTTAGTGCAGGTAATGCTGCACAATATACTGATTATAAAGTTAGATTCTTAGAAGATAATGGTATAAAAGAATCTAATATTAGAACCATCGGTGTTCGTTACCAAGATTTAACTAAATCATTTATTGAAGGGGAATATGATATATATCTAGATTCTGATAGACCACTTAAGGTTTATAGAATGAAATCTGATGGTAGCAGAGCTTTAGAATTAGTAGGTGAACTGGATTACTTTAGCGTTGATGAAAACAGCTTTGGAAAAAGCCTAAATCTTGAATATAAGACTGTAGGTAATAACAAGGCTTTTGTTATCAAGGACTCTAGAGTACCAGAACTTGAAAATCTAATTGTATTCTTAGGTGAAAATAAGAAGAAGAAAGTAGGTATTAAAGATTTCGTCGAAATTATAGGAGTATATCAAGGTGGTAAACAACTTACCTCTACAGGTAGTAACCAGAATGGTAAGATTTATGAACTTGATACTATAATGCCTGTAACTATTTCTGTATCTAAGGAACAATATCCTTATATTATTACTGATAATAATAATTCAAATATAGATGGTAGTATTTATTTGGTAGATACTGATTCAAGTACAAGGTATAACTTTATAGTATTCCATAGAGCTGAATCTCTACCTATTATAGGTATTACTATAGATCCAGCTAATCATCTATAATTAAATTAACAAGGCGGGGGAGTTCTATCTCCCCCTCCTATTAATTATACTAATATGAAGATATATATTGGAAAAGAAAACCAAGCTTTGTCTGATAAAGAATTTCTGAGGAAACTTACTATACCGAATAAGTATAAACCTAACTATGTAGATTGGGATGGCAATCAAAGAGAGTATGATAGGTTTCAAGATGGGTATGATGACTACGATAATAGAGGTTTTGCTGTATTAGTTTATAAAACTGCATCTACAAGTAGGAAAGATGAGTATAGAAGTGAAAGTTTGAAAGTATCTAGTGATATGTACCCTTATATAACTTTAGGTCTCGATATGACTTATAATGAGTACAAGAAAGCTGGTAATATATTCTGTCCTCAAGTAAAAGCTTTAGATGAATGGAGGTTTAGACCTTTAATGTTTTATAATGCAGAGCCTGTTTGGATTAAGGAATCTAATTCTTACACTGGAGATGTAGGACCTATAATGTTTTATGTTAGAAATACCCAACAATTTGTCACTCCTCACGTACACTCTATGATAGTATCTGAAGAATATGAAGACAAGGTTCAATTATTTTTTAACTGCGTCAATTATGATTTAACATTAGATAAGAGTGTAGATTTTAATATTCATAGCGGAGAAATAGACTATCTTAAAGCTTATAAAATAAATGGTGATTTCATTACTATAGATAGAACAGCCTTCAGAAATGCTAAAGATAAAGAGGGTAAACCTTATAGTATGAAACTTCAATTAACTACAGAAGTAAAAGACTTTTTAGTATTTGAAGATAGTAATGAGGAATTTAGACGTGACTACTATATAAATAAAGATAGTACAATAGGTTTCCTATATAAGACACAACGTGATGCTATAGAGTATAATCCAGAAGGTTCAGAACGTAGAGGTATTGTAAAGCTATTGAATAAAGAAGGTTATGTAGGAAGTTTAAATCCTACTTTTGAAATAGATTTAACTGATTTAGAAGTCGGTTATTATATGTTCAAAGGTGAAGTTCAAATAGATACTAAAAAGATTTACTCAGAAGATTGGTCAGTACCAGAGGGTAAAGTCTATGAGAACAACTTAAAGGTTTACATTAGAATAGTAGAAACAGGTAATTTTTAACAGATATGAGTTGTGATTATAAGTGCAGTTGCCAGTGTCAGAACGGACATCCTGCAGGTAAGAAAATGGCTATAAAGAGTGAGAGACATCAGCTTAAGAAGTATTTCAAGAAAGGTGATGGTACTGAGGAAGTGAGAAATATCTACCCTCTAACCTTACTTAGTAATGTCATAGATGAATATACAGGTAAAAGACTTAGTGAGGTAATGTTCCTTACTAATCATCTTTGGCTTAGAAAGGAAGAATCATTTGCTTGCACTATGCGTAGAGTACCTAAAGGTTTTAGACGTTTAGGTTTATATGTAACAGTGGTAGATGATATAAACAAAGAATTTACCACTTATGTATATGTTGGTAAATCTACTATAACTTGCTGTGAGTTAAAGAAAGAAGAGAACTGGAAGGTTATAAGAAGCTCAAATTCTGTTGAGGATGAGATTAATCTTTCTGAAACTGTTAAAGACCTTAAGAAGCAAATCTCGGAGCTTATGAAAGTGAAGTCTTTAACTAAAGCCGAGTTAGATGCTCTTGAAGTAAGAGATGAACATACTATATATGTTGTAAAAGATTTATAATATGGCAAAAATAAGATTAGCAATAATCTTTTTATTTGTCGGATTACTCATCACTTCAGTAGGCTTGTATAAAAAACTCAAGTCTGCTGAAGCTGATAGAGATAGATTTATATCTAACTATGAAGCATCCTTATTAGAGAGAGATTCAATAACTACAAACAATAGGTTATTATCTTTCTCTATAAAGGAGCTTACCTATCTCAATGATTCTATATCTAATGAATTGTTGAATACAGCCAAGGAGTTAAAGGTAAAAGAAAAGGAGATTAAAGCTCTTTACTACATTAAGAGTCAAGCCCAAAGAGTAGACACTATACAAATGAGTGATACTATTTTTGTAAAAGACATTAAGGTAGATACAGTTATTAGAGACCCTTGGTATCAGTTAGATTTATCTTTGCAATATCCGAATACTGTGGTTGTATCTCCTAGTTTTACTAGTGAAAAACATATCATAGTACATAGTAAAAAGATACTTAGAAAACCATCGAAATGTTTCTTCATTAGATGGTTCCAGAAGAGAGATGTCGTTGTGGAAGTTGAAATAAAAGAGAAGAACCCTTACATCAAAGAAACACAGAATAAGTTTATTGAGGTAATAAAATGAATGAAATACTTTTAAACGGTTTAGTTACCGTTGTTACTACGGCGGTTGGTTCTTTCGTAACTTTCGTATTCACGAAAAAGAAATATTCTGCAGAGGTTGATAACAACTATATAAAGAATATGGAGGATGGGCTTGCTGCATACACTAAGCTGAAGGATGGTATTCTTGCTGACCTTCAAGCTTCTGAACTCAAGAACGATACTTTAGAGCTTGAAAATGCGAAGAACAGGGAAGAAAGAAATATTCTAAATAGCAAGATTGACAAGCTTACTCTCGAGAATGAAAATCTAAAAGACAGAATAGAATCTTTAACTATAGAGAACTCTGAATTAAAGACTACTATTTTAGGTTTACACAAGCTTGTAAATACTCTTTCCGTAGAAGTGAAATCTATGAACAAAAAAATTACAAAGGATTATGAAACTAGAGTTAAAAAGAATAGCTCTAAAGCCTAACTATACTATAGGCAAACTTTTCATCAATGGTACTTATTACTGTGACACTATAGAGGATAAAGTAATAGACCTGAATAAGAATGGAAAGTTTGATGATGGTTTAACAAAAGTTATGCATCAAACAGCTATTCCTTATGGTACTTTCAAGGTGGTTGTAAATCACTCTCCAAAGTTTAACAGAGAGCTTCCTAGATTGTTAGATGTTCCTTACTTTGAAGGTATATTAATACATAATGGTTCAGACCAAAATAGTTCATCTGGTTGCATTATAGTTGGTGAGAATAAAACAGTTGGTAAAGTAATCAACTCTACATTCTATATGAACAACCTAACTGCAAGAATAAAAGATGCACAGAATAAAGGTGAAACTACAACTATAACAATTAGCTGATTACAAAAACTTTAATTAGATTTTTAAATAAGGTCTCTCCAGTATATTTGTAGTATTAATTTATTAATTAAATGAGAAGAAAAAATGGATATTAATTTTGAATTAGAAGAGATTGAAAGTCTGGACAATTTAGAAGGTCCTGATTCTGGCGAAATAGAGCTAGATGATATAGACGACAATGGTGGTGAAAACCCAGAAGAATCAGAAGATGATTCTGAAATAGACGAATTAGATTCTTTAGAAGAAACCGATGAGGATAATGAGCCTCAAGAGAGCGTAGGTGATAATGAAGAAGAACAAAATACAGAAGAAGAAACTCCCGAATCTAACGAAGAAGGTTCTTCTCAATTTTACTCTTCCATTGCCAACGCTTTGTTAGAGGACGGAGTTTTATCTTCTCTTACTGAAGATGATATTAAGGAAGTAGATAATCCTGATGATTTAAAGAGTCTCTTTAAGAAGCAGGTTGATTCGCTTTTAGATGAACAGCAAAAGAGAGTTCTTGAAGCATTGAATTATAATGTAGAACCCTCAAAGATTGCTTCATATGAAAGAACAATTCAATACCTAGAATCCTTATCTGAAGATGATTTAAAGGCTGAGGAAAATGAAGACATAAGAAAGCGTCTTATCTACAACCAATATATTCGTATGGGTAAATCCCACGAACGCGCACTGAAAGAGGTTGAACGTTCCTTTGAAAGAGGTGATGATATTGAGGATGCAATTGAAGCTTACAATGATAGCTTGGAATTCTATGATAAGGCTTTCAAGGATGAGCTAGAGAATGCAAAGAAACTCAAGGAAGAAGAAGACCGTAGAACAAAGGAAAGAGCTGAGAATATTCAAAAGGTATTTGAAGAAAAAGATTTCTATGAAAAGATTGGTGTTTCTGAGAAGATTGGAAAGCAAGCTTTCATAGATGCTACTAATGCAAGATACCGTAACCCTGAAACAGGAGAATTTGAAACTGCTCTACAGAAAGCCCAAAGAGAAGATGAAGCTCGTTACCTTAGAGGTATAAGTGTTGCGTTTACCCTAACCAATGGTTTTAAAGATTTCGATAAATTATTTAAAGGTGCCGCCAACAAGCAGGTTAAGTCAAAACTAGCTGAACTAGAAGGAAAGATTTCTCCAAGCTCTAGAGGTGGTCTACAATATGTTGGAAAGAATAATAAAGGTAAATCAACAAAAATAACTTTATAATATGAATACAAACAGAAATGCTTATTTTGTAGGCGCAATGAAGTCCTGGTCTGGCTTAACTACTGACAGACATTTAACTTCTGCTGGTATCAAGACTCCTGCTAAGCTTGGTCTTCGTATCAATGAAGCCTTAATCAGTCGTTATGGTAGCACTCTCGAGGACTTCCTTAACGCTTTCCCTGTAAAACAAATCCCCTCAGAAGATGAATATACTTGGGATTTAGAAGGTGAAGAAAGACGTAACATTCCTCTCCGTGAAGCTAGAGATGAAGATGGTAGCGTAATTGACTCTACTTATGGTAATGTAGGTCGTAATGGCGCACCTTTCTACCTAGTATTTGAAGAAGATATGTTCCACGATGGTGAAGTACTTTGGGGTAACCTAAACGAAACCTATCCTATGCGTGTTCTTGCTGACCCTCGTTTTGAAGGTTCTCTTGCTGTTTATAAGGTAACTCTTATGAATGGTCGTAACGATGGTATTCCTGCAGAACGTCTTCTAGCTGGTGAAAAGTTCTCGTATGCTTATGCTCCTGTTGAAAGAGAACTTTCTCGTAAGGTTGGTGGTGTTTCTCATTCTACTCCTATCTCGATGAGAAACGAATTCACTACTGTTAGAATTTACCACAAGGTTGCTGGTAATAAGAAGAATGTTAAGATGCCTACTCCTTATGTTATCTCTACTCCTGCAAATGGTAACAAGAGATTTAATATGTGGATGGACCGTGAAGAATGGGCAGTAGAGCGTAAGTTCAAGGAATATAAGAATAACGCTATGGCATTCTCTACTTCTAACAGAAATGCAAATGGTGAATATACTGACTTCGGTAAGTCTGGTAATCCTATCAAGGTAGGTGCTGGTCTATTCGAACAGCTTTCTTATGGTAACACTGTTTACTACTCTAAGTTCTCTCTTGAGATGCTTGAAGAAGCTCTAATTTCTCTTTCTCTCAATAAGAAGGAACTTAATAACAGAATCTTCGTTATGAAGACTGGTGAATTTGGTGCGCTTCAGTTCCACAAGGCTGTACTTGATACTACTTCAGGTTGGACTGTTCTAACTAACAACAACCCTGCAGTTATCTCTAAGGTTCAGTCTAAGATGCATTCAAACAGCTTATCTGCTGGTTTCCAATTCACTGAATTCCGCGCTCCTAACGGTATCGTACTTAAGGTTGAAGTAGACAAGATGTATGACGATGACAAGAGAAATAAGATTACTCACCCCAATGGTGGTTATGCTTTCTCTTATCGTTATGATATTTTCGATTTAGGTTCGCACGAAGATTCTAACATTAACAAGGTTGTAGTTGAAGGACAGGATGAAGTTCGTTCTTTAGTTATCGGTGTTAGAAATCCTTGGGCTGCTGTTACAGCTTCGTTCAATTCTGTTAATGGTTATATCCAGTCTGCTCACGATGAAGACTCGGCTTCTATCCACAGAATGGCAGATGTTGGTGTTATTGTTTATGACCCAACTAGAGCTGTATCATTTATCCCATCTATTTTAGAATAATAATATATAAAAATTGAGAAGAACTATGGCAAAGAAAATGGCACAAGTGGATTCACTTGATAATGATATAATGGAGGATGTAGTACCCGTAATTGATGAGGATACTAACGAAATGTACACAGAGAACAGACAGGCAATTTATGGTAGTAATATACCCAAGCTTAAGAACTGTCTTAGCAATCAGACTATAAAGGTTTCATTTATAAAGAGAGAAACACCACTAGTAAAAAATAAGAATCATATTCTTTATGGTGGTAAGTCTGCAAATGCTTATATTCATCTCTGTGTACCACTCCTAAAGAATGGTCATTATGTGAATGTATTAACCAAGGATGAAAAGGATTACCTTGAATATATAATGGGTCTTCCTAACAATGCTCTTTCGGTATTCAAGAAGGAAAACAATTATTGGGACAATTATAAAATCGTGCTTACCACAGAAGGTATTAGGTTGAAGCTCGATAATCCAGAGGACTATATTAAGTACAAGGTTCTCTTAGCCAATAAGAGTAAAGTTTGTCCTTCTAGAGCTGAATTCGAAAGAAACCCTAAATCTGAATATGAATTTATAATTGAAGACGAACAGGAAGCAACAAAGGTAGAAGCTAGAAAGATTTCACTTGTTACTAAGGCTTACAGATTACTTGATAAGAACTTTGATAACAAGGAAGTACTTAAGACTATTCTTTCTATACTTACTACTGCTAACATTGATAGTAACACTACTATTGAGTTTATCCAATCTCGTCTCAATGAACTTATTCAGAAGGATGCTAAACGATTCATTGATGTTGCAGAAGATGAATACCTAATATATAAGGTACTTGTAAGAAAGGCTCACGAAGCTAAACTTCTTAGCAACAGAGGTGGTTTCTATTACCTTAAGTCTGATGGAACACCTCTAGCACCCAAGGGACAAGACCCTGATATTACAAACGCTGCTATTTTCTTATCTAAGCCAGAGAATAGTGAACTCAAGTTTAAGTTAGAAGCAGAAATAGACAGAATTAATGAATCTAATAGATTTTAGTAGAGAGTTCGATATTCTGTATAATAACATTAATAGCAATGAAGCTCCTGGAGTTACTGAGTATGAAAAGAGTGTTTTTCTTACTCAGGCTCAGGAAGCTTTAATACTGGATATAGTTCAAGGCAATAAAATTGAAGGAGTAGAAGATACTGAGTTACTGAAAGAACAGCTATCTAAGCTTACTGCTGAAAAGTATTTAAGCAAGTCTTCATCTAGTATTCCTACTATTAGTTCATCGTCTATTTTATACGAGCTGCCTGAAAACTTATTACATATTCTGTACGAGCATATACTTAAAAAGGTAGATGGTTGCCCAGATTTGATAATTCAAGTATTACCTACTACTCACGATAAAATCTTAAAGCTATTAAGGAATCCTTTTTCAGGTCCTTCTAAACAAGCCTTGAGATTAAATGTAGGTCATAATTTAATTGAGGTTATAACAGATAAGAACATAAATACTTCAGATAAATACTTTATAAGGTATATTAGATGTCCTAGACCTATTGTATTAGAAGACTCTGAACTTCCTGTGGTAGGTTATAGTACACCTCAAGAATGTGAATTACACGAATCGTTACACAGAAATATACTAAGTAGAGCAGTAATTCTAGCAAAACAAGTGTGGTTAAATTAAAAAATATAATACAATAATATGGGACAAACTTCAAGACAAGTTAGACACTATTATGTGGCTAACAAATTTGAAATAGCTGATGGCTTCACTGCCGATAAGCACCTAGATACTAAGGGTGACTTAGGTGAGATGAAGGCTTTCGTAAATGACTCCAAGAATCACCTCTACTTTGAATATAGAGGTCACGGTGGGGTAACTCGTTCAGACCTTATTCCTATTAGCAATATTGAGTATATCAATCTATCTAAGAAGGAAGACCTTAGAATAAAGCTTGCTGGTAAGATGATAATTCTACCAAAGGATAGTCACAAGCAGAAGTTCAGTGTTAATCTTAAGGTTTCTGGTATAAAGAATCTTAATGAATCAGACCCTCTACAGGTTATAGCTCATTACGAAGATGATGGTGCAGGTATGGTTACTCCTGATAAGGTAGTAGATGTAGCTATCAATCTTGCTAAGGGTGCTGAAAAGACTCTTTTCAATTCTGTCAGAATCTTCGTTACCGCTTCGGATGACCCCACAAATGTAGGTACTCTAACAGAAGTTAAAGCTAGTAACGAAACAGAAAAACTTTTAGCATCTCTTGTAAATTCTAGTATCGTTCCTCAGTCTATCGTAGTTATAGAGAACAAGCCTGAGCCTTGGAATGAATTTAACAGAGTTCGCAGAATAATGTTAAATGTTGATTCTTTCGTTATTGAAGGTACAGGACCTAAGATTGTCAATGCTCCTCTAGATTACACTAATGCAGACTACTATGTAGGTGATGGTATTCTAGTTAAGGATGATGAATACTTCTATCTTGGTGTTAGAGGTAACCTTTATCCTTCTTGCTCTACCTATATTGGTGCTTCTTTAGGTGTTGCAGATGAAACTCAGGAATATGATGTTCTTGATATTCACTATTCTCACATTGACAGTGGTAATACTTCTTACAAGTCTGAAAAGGATATTACTATTGCAGGTAAGAAGGCGGAGCTTGAAACACTACTAGAAAAGCTTAAGGGTGCTAAGGAAACTACTATTGTTAGCCCTACTGCTCCTAAGAAGGGTCCTTCTCTTGAGGAATGCTAAAATAAGTTTCAATAATATAATAGGGGGAAGACTTAATTGTTCTTCTCCCTATTTTTAATTTGTAGGTTATGGTTGTTTTTAATGAATTGCTGGTTAAACCAGAGAAGCTTATAATAGATACTTCTATTGAAGATATTTGCTATTATAGAAATATGTTCATAAAGAGTATAAGAGTATCTGATATAAAAGGTGAATATAAGTATGAGTACAACGTAACTAAAGTTCCTGAAGTTTTAGATTCTTTTTGTAAGGCTTTCCACGGAGTAGTACCTAAGAAAGAAGAAGTAGTTGATAAGAATGATGTGACTACTTTAAAAAGAAAAAGAGTTAGGCTAGAATTAAAGGACAAAGATTTAGGTATTCCCAATCTATATGATTATCTATTTATAATTGAGGTAGAGGTTGATGGTATTCCAGACCCCAGCACTCCTTGTAATATGGATAATAAGGTAGATACAGCTTATACTTATTATGTGAAAGATTTGTATGATAAATCAATGAACTACATTAAAGATAGTAAAGACATTAATATGGGGTTTGTTGATTTCATACTAAAAAAGAAAGCTTTAGACCTAGCATTACAATGTGGTAATATGGCTAAAGCTGAAGAGTATTTTGACTTACTTAGAGATAAGAAAGGTAGTGTAAACTTTAAAAAGAAATGTGGTTGCAATGGATAATAACTTTGTTTTAGATGTAATTGATAATTACTTCAAGCAACTTTATTCTACTGGAAGCACCTCATTACAAACACAAAGGAAGATGTTAATTCTTACTCATATTCAGGAAATGCTATGTGATATTTTTATGAATGAGGAAGATTATAAAGCTATATATAAATACCTTGAAAACATCTTCGGTGATTGCTTAATTCCTTACCCATCATACAGACAATTTATCAATGATAATCCAATTGAATCTAGACTAAAAGCTAGGTCTTCTGAGGATGGTGTAATACGAGTAGACCACGCTAAAAACGTGCGAGTTGCGTTAGATTAGTTCAAACTTAAAATCCTGTATACGAAGTAAAAAAACATTACTTTTGTATATAGGATTTTAATTTTATAATTATGACTACTTATAGAGAAATTATATATTTGATTTTAGACCTAGTTAAGGGTACTTCTGATGACTTCTCTCTTAACGAAAATCATATAAGCTTTCTACTAAATAAATACAAGGGTTATCTCCTAAGTCAAAAGTATGCCAAAGACCTATCTAAAATAGACCCAGCAAACTTCCAAACTATCTGTATTGATTTAACAAAAGAAAGTGATTGTGATGAAGTAGTTTTAAAGAGTACTAGAACTATACCTAACTATCTTGGTAATATCACAGCTTATGCTGGTATGGATAGACTAGAAAGAATAGAAAATACTAGGTTTAAATATGCAGGTTCAGGCAAGTTTGGTAAAAGAATGAAGTACTTTACTATAATGCCAAATAGAGAACTTTACATTAAGTCGAAAAACAGTCAATTACAATACCTAAAAAGAATAGAATTATCAGGTGTTTTTGTTGATGAGATTCCAGCTGAAATGAATTGTAGTAATAATTCAGATAATGGAAATCAATGTTATCAAGACCCAATGGATTCACCATTCATCATAGAGCAAGGTTTAATAGTTAGTTTAATTCAAGCTGTATTAAATGATATAATGCAAGCTACTTACAGACCTATGGATGGTATTAATAATGGTAGAGATGATTTACCTGATATTTACTCTTTAGCTCAAGCAATAGCAAGGTCTCTAAGAAATAATAGAAGGTCTAATGACGATAAGGATTAACAACTCCCTAACATTAAAAGCTCTGTATAGAAAGAGACTTAGGCAGATGTTACAAAATGAAGGTATCTTTATCTCCGAATCAGATATACACCGAATCGTTAGAGAAAGAAATAAAGCTATTACCGATAGAGTTCTGGGTGGAGAAGATGTTAGATTACCTTACCAAATAGGTACATTAGCCTTGAGAAAGAAAACAATGAAGCCTAGATTTATTGGTGATAAGCTTGTTGGTTTACCTCCTATAAATTGGAAAGAAACTAGAAGGTTAGGAGTTAAAGTCTATTCAGAATATAAGACTGTTTTCAAAATATTATTAATCAAAAAAACTAGTAGCTATCACGTTAAAAATAAATGGAGGTTTAGATTTACTACTTCAGTGAATAAACGAATATATGAGTTAGCTACTACGGATGATACATTTGATGCATTAGAATATGTTAGTACCCGTAAAAACATTAATAGATAAAATACTACGACACCCTCTATTATCAGATTTAAATGAGGAATACATTTTAGATTATGTGGTAGAGTGTATGGGAGTTGTAGGTACACCAGAATTATATGAGGAGAATTGTGGTGTATTTGAAGCAAAAGATTACAGAGTATTATTACCTGACAATACAGTTAGTGTTCAGGCTGTAAGAGATGCTAGAAGTAAAAGAGCTTATATTTCTTCAGCAAATAGATATAATGATGATAGAAATTCCCTAACATATAAAGTACAGAACAATGTGCTTATTTTAGGTACAGAGAATAACGATGTAGAAGTACTTTATACTACTATTCCTGTGGATGAAGATGGTTACCCTAAAATATCTGATGACCCAGCATTCCTTAGAGTACTTGAAACCTATGTTAAACAACAAGCTTTAACTGTACTATTTGATTTAGGTAAACTCCATCCATCTATTCTTCAGAATGCTCAACAGGAATATTGTTGGGCTGTTAAGAATTACACTACTAGAAAGAAAGTACCTACCATTGACCAAATGGAAACTATTCGTAGGATTATTCACGGGTACTCAGACTATCATCATTCCAACAACTTTAAAAAGGTTAATTTAGAATGAAGCCAAAAGAAATAGCATTTAATATTAAAGGTATGAAACCAGACTTAGATATATCAAAATCTGAGTCTGAGTTTTCATTCCGAAATACTAATGTACAGATAACTCAAAGTTCTACCAATAATATGTTGGTAACAGATGTAGGATTAACTTATGATATTTCTGAAACACAAATTCAGGGAGCTATCATTGGGTTAATCCCTTTTGAGGATATGGGGTTACTGTTTACTACAGATATAAAAGATAGGATATACCTAGTAAGAAAAAGAGAAGTAAAGCTTGTATTTGAAGGACACCTCAATTTCTTTAGGGATGGTTATATTGAGGGGGTTTATTATAAAGAAGCCGATTCTCTTTCTAAAGTTTACTGGGTGGATGGTAGGAATCCATTAAGAGTTATACAAGTAGATTGGGATAAAGATTATATAGGTAAGGACGATACAATATTTGACATTAATCATACCCTGCATTACAGAGAAAAGCTAACAATAGATAAGAGATTTGCTGATGGTTCTTTCCATTCAGGTACAGTGCAATACTTCTTCACTTACTTTGATAAGTTTGGTAAAGAATCATCTATATTCAAAAGCTCTTCCATTTATTATTCTACTCCTGTAGACAAAAGAGCTGGTTCCCCAGAAGAAACTTGTACTAATGTATTCGATATAACTCTAACTAATCTTGAGTATGATAATGTAAGAATATACTCTTTACACAGAACTTCTAAAGATACTACACCAAGTGCTTACATAGTAGAAGACCTTGAAGTAGTTAATGGTAGAGTTGAATATACAGATAATAACAGAGGTGTAGCAGCTATAGACCCTGATATTCTTTTATATCTAGGTGCTGAGTTTTTCGTACCTAAGACTGTTACTGTAAAGGATAACACAATGTTCTTAGGTAACTACCAATTACCTACCATCAAGGATGATAAAACCAAGATAACTGTAAACAAGCACTCAAAGGTTACCATACCTATTTCTAGAAGAGAACAGCTAGACTTATCACAAAGAGATATTACATTCCTTAAAAATAATGAAGAATATCCAGTAGTAATTCAATGGTTAAATGCTTGGGGTAAACCTATAGGTTATTCGGATATTACTACAATAAGACCTAATGTTAAACCTGTGGTAAAAGATGGTAATGTTGATGTTCAGGTTTATTCTCTACAATTTGATACTAACAAGGATGAGAATATAAAGGCGGCTAGAGTACTTATTCATTATCCAGAAGGTAGTGAAAGAAGAGTTATTACTCAAGGTGTTTTAAATCCTACTGTATTTAACTTAAGAGATAGATTAACCAACTCTCCTTATGTTCAAGCTTCTTGGTTCTTTAGACCAGAATTTACAGGTGATAAAGGTATTCCTTTTGAACACGGTAGACCTGTAGGAATGTGGACTCAAGATAAGAAGAGTTTCCTAACTCCTGAATTAGAACTATTCATTGATAATCCAAATATAGATTTATCTAACTATGAGGATTTCAGAGGTTCTAATCTAACTCACCTATTCGGTATTGACAGGTCTATTGTTACAATAAACACTCCTGAGATTGAAGAAATAGTAACTACAGATAACGCTAAAGGTATTGAGCTTGTAGGTCTATGTAGAATTAACGAAGGATTCTTTGGTTATGATACTAGATTAACTGATATAGATATGTTTGAAACTACTAAGGGTGATTTTACTATAGGTTATCCTTATGCTTTAAGTTCATTCCCTACAGGTCTTACAGTAGAATACAACCCATTATACTCCATAGGTTCTGCATTTAATAGAGTAGGTAATATTGAAGGTTATAGCAAGAAGTTTGATAAGAACTTACTAAAGACTAAAACCTTATACAACTATAAGAGAAGCAAAACCACCTATGATGTTGATATATCAGGTACTTTAACTGATTTAATTAAGACTGAATCTGTTGATGAAAAGCTATACAAGATAGGTGATAAGTTCTATCAAGGTACTGTAAATACAGTGGTAACAAATGATATAAAGGATTACGCTTCTGTTGGTAACTATTATGTACCTAAAACTAGATTTGATGAAGCTATAACTAGAGGTGATATTCACACATTGCCTGTATATAGAAGAGAAGGTAAGGACTACTATAACACAAAAGGTGTTCCAGTAACTTACAAATCTCTACCTCATATGGTAGCTCAGATTAATTCTCTTTCTAATACGAATATTCTTGGTTATGCTTACACAGACCCAAGCAATAGAATTAAATACTCTGACCAGAAGATACATATTGATGTAGATGGAATGGGAGAGTTATTTAATAAGTTTATGGAAAGGAATGTATTCAATAGGTATGATGATATTCCTTACTCATTTACATTTGCAGGTACTAATATCAAAGTACCAATGGTACTAGATATATATCTAAACTCTGTAGACAGATACACAAATAAATTCCTCAAACAGCACCTAATGAATGCTGTTAAAGATGCGATGAATAAACTACAGAGATTAGAAAAACCTCTAGTAAATAACGTCTTTGATTCTGAAGCCAACCCTCTTACATACGCTTTGGCTATAGAAGGAGAGAATACCAGCTCAGAGAAGATAGTTGTTATTCCAAGTATGTCTTGGTTTGACAAAAGAAGCTTAATAGGTTATGTTAATAAGTATCTAGTTGAGAAGTATAATGCAGAAGCAACAATACCTGCAGATACAATAGTTACTAGTAAAGATGCTAACTACCATATAGCAGGTATTAATTCAAATGAAACTGTATTATTCATAGCTGATATTATAAATGAAAATAAGACTCATCAATATAATGACTTATCTTGGACTGTAGCTTCAGATGCTTATCTATTAGATGATAGTGGTTCATTGGAGATTCCATTATATGGTGGTGATACTTATTTCCAAGTATATGATTGCTTAAAGACAATTCCTTATAAAGATACAGACTATAATCAGGTAACTGAAGCATTATCTGTAGCACTAGAAACAAGAGTAAATGTTTATGGTAGATATGATAAGAATTTAGATATATACAGATTCCAGAATATCAATGAAACAAACTTCAATAAATTCAATGATGTATATTCACAAAAAGATAACTTCTTAATTTATCGTAAACTTGAAGATTGGAAGCTACAAAACAACTTCCCAAATCAAGTAACTTGGTCTAAGGCTAAATCTAATGGTGAACCTATAGATACTTTTACTCATTATTCTCTTGCTTCTACAATCGATTTAGATGGGTCTCACGGAGATTTAACTAAGCTGATTACATTCAGGGATAATGTATTATTCATACAAGAAAGAGGATTCGGTGTAATACCATTTAACTCAAGAGTTCAGATACCTGTTTCTGATGGTGTTCCTATTGAAATTACAAATGGTTATAAGGTAGATGGTTACAAGTATATTTCTGATTCTATTGGTAGTAGTCTAAGAGGTTCTATAATTAAATCACTAGATTACCTATACTTCTATTCAGATGAACAAAGAGAGTTATATCAGTACAGCCAAGGCTTACAACCATTAGGTATTATGAATGGTATGTCTTCTGCACTTATTCCTTTCTTCAGTAGCTCCAGAGGTTTTAGTAGTATGTATTCTATTGACCACAGAGTATTCTTTAATAGTGGAAATGGTCAGTTAGTGTATAATGAGGGGTTAGGTACTTTTGAGTCATTCTATACTTACCCTTATTCATATTTCACCTATACTACTAACTCGTTTATTTATTCGTATTTTAATAGAGATGTTGTGGTAATTCCTAACTCTATTAATCCTACAAGATTTGATAATGTTTTACCTTGGGAAATTGAATACAAAGTAAACCCAAGTTTAAATCCTGTAGATAGAATATTTACTAATGCTGAGTTTGTATTTGATGAAGACACAGAAGAAAAGGATTTAATACCTTTTGATTCTCTTGAGATATACAATAACTATCAGTATGGTAGTATAGAAGGAATGAAGAGTTCATATAAACCAAATGCTACTATCAAGAAGTTTAGGTTTTACAACACTTTATTACCTAGAGATAGAAAGAATAAAATAGATAGAATTAGAAGCCCTTGGGTTAAAGTAAAGCTTAAAGGTTTATGTGATAAAAAGACAAATAACTTGATTAAGAGTTTTAAGATTAAATACTTTGAATAATGGCAAAGAAAAATCCATATATAGACTATATTAACAATAATGGATATGGTCTATTTGAAATACCTAAACCAGCCGGCTTATATAAGTTACCAACAGAATTACCTAGTCCTGGTGTAACTCCAAATACAATAACTACCAATATAGGTGATTCTATGACTAAAGCTCAAGCTCAGTCTGCAGCTGTTGGTAATGTATTAAATGGTGCTAGCTCTGTGATTAATGGTGTAGGTGGTGTTATAAATGGATTCAATGTGGCTCAGGGATTGAAGGACACTTCGTCCCTGCAGTCTAGCATTGATAACAGAACTGCAGGTATTGTAGACTATAATGACTATAATACTTTACTTCATTCTTGGACAGCTGATAATCCTTTAAACTATGCTACTATGTCAGATATTAAGGATGGTAATTCTATGTTTAAAGGTGCAGCACAAGGAGCTTTAGCTGGTGCTAGTGGTGGTGCTGCATTCGGTCCTTTAGGAGCTGGTATTGGTGCTGGGGTAGGTTTACTTGGTGGTGTTATTGGTGGTATATTTGGTGCTAAAAAGGCAAAGAGAAAACTTAATGCTATGAATGACCAAATAGCTAAAACTAATAAAGCGGTACAAGATAACTTTATTAATAGTGTGGAGAATATAGATACGGCTAATGATAATAGGTTAGCTTCCTCTTTCTATGCTGATGGGGGGTATACTCCATCTGTATCTTTACGAGAGTATATTAAATCTAAGGAGGCTTTTGTACCTTATGTTTATGATGATAGAGGCGGAGCTAAGAGAAGATGGGACCCTAATAATAAGGTAGCTAGTAACTCTATTGCTACTATTGGTTATGGTTTTACTGATAAGGATTTGATAAACTATTACCTTAACTCTGGTAAGCAAATGACCAGAGAGGAAGCTGATAAACAATTAGAGAAAGAACTAGCTAAAAGAATTAAGGAGGTTTCTTCTCTACCTAATTTCCATAAGCTACCTCAACATCAACAGGATGCTTTAATGGCTTTAGATTATGCTGTAGGTTTTGGTAATGTAAAGAAATTTAAGAATCTACATTCAGCCCTACAGACAGGTGATACAAATGCTTTAGCTGAAGCTCTATACAATTACTCTCTAGGTGTAAAAGACCCTAAGACAGGAGCTGGTATTAGGAAAGCTTGGGATTCTCTTGGTAATATGATTAAGTTTGGAGAATACAAGAATCCATACACAGGAAAGGTTATGCAACAGAATGGTACTCCATATAGAGATTTTGGTATGGATGCAGCTAAATATAATCTTGTAGAGAATGGTAATCCATTTGCTATTCAACAACAAGTTGCAGAAGAACAAGCTGCTAGAAAAGCTGAAGCTGTTAGACCTTTAATAGAATGGGATAAGCTAAATAAGATTACAGATTTACATAATATGAATGTAGAATTTGCTGAAGGGGGTTATACTGAATTCAATGCAGGAGGTACACACGAAGAGAATCCAAACAATGGTGTTCAGTTTGGTATAAACCCAGAAACACAAGAACCAATGAAAGCTGAAGAAGGTGAGGTTAAGGTTGGTGATTATGTATTCTCCAATAGAATTAAACCTGATACAGCTATACTAAAAGTACTAGGTCTTCCACAAAAGGGTGAATTATCTTATGCAGATATTGCTAAAGATTTAAAGAAGAAACTTGATAAGAGACCTAATGATGAAATAATGAAAAAGTACTATGACCAAAACATTGAGAAGCTAAAGCAGGCTCAAGAAAGTACCAAAAGATTAAGAGAAAAAGCAAAGGAAAATATTATTGCACAAGCAACTCAGTCTTTAGGTTTATTACCAGAACAAGGTGAAAATATTGAATTAGTACCAGAAGGTGGTGAGCAGTTATTTGCAGAAGGAGGTAATACAGGTGAAAATGTATATGAGAAAAATCTACATACTATGTTCCATCCACCTGTAATAAAAATAAGGCAGGATTTAAAAAGAAAAATCAAAAGAGCTGAATATAATGCTCGAGGTATAGACAGAAGCATACCTAAATTTTTATTACGAGAAGGTTTTTGGGGAGATAAAAATATAGCAGTTGTACCTTATGTTAATGACTCTGGAGAGAAAAGAGGTAAACCTTGGAATATGGGTGAAGATTTCTATTACGGTTACCCAGAATCTTATGTAAGATTAAGAGGGATTCATAATAGATATTTCGGTAAAAATAGAGGTAAATACCCTAATAGCGATAAAGATAAAAAGGATTCTGAAGAATTTTCAGTTGTACCGCCTAATACTACAAGTGTATTTACTCAAGATAATGCTATAGGTAAAACATCTAGTAAGACTTCTAAAACCAAAGGTTCTTCAAAATCTTCTTCTAAAACAGAATCTGAATATGCTATACCTTTATGGGGTACTGGTCAGATTCAAGGGGCTAGAGATTTAGCTCTTACTCCATATGATATTCCAAATAATGAACTGCAAATTCCTAGTGCAGGTATTCAAAGTTCTACACCACAAACTCCAAGCTTAAGTCCAAATTTAGGTAGTGATAATAAAGGTGGTGTATTCTCGAATATATGGAATAAATTTGGTAACTTTGATGCAGCAAATCTTCGTTATGCCCCTATAGTAAATGCTGGTATAAATGTTTTCACCGACTTAATTGGTGCAACAAATTATGACGACTTTACTACAGCTAATAATTTAGAGAATGAGTATAGAAGAACATTCAGAAATGTTGCTCCTGAGTTAATATCTGGCAACCTTGAATATAAACCATTTGATACTGATTATGCTATCAATAGATTACAGTCTCAAGGTGCTGCAAATAGATTAGCTATTATAAATAATTCAGGTGGTAATAGAGCTACTGCTACAGCAGGTCTACTTGCTTCAGATAATAACCTAATGGGTAATATAGGTAATGAGATGATTAAAGCTCACGACTATAATTATCAACAGAGAAGACAGATTGCAGACTTTGATAGACAGAAAGATATGTTTAATGCTCAGCAGATTAACAATAACTATCAAATCAATCACTCTATTAACTCTGCTAGAATGTCTGGTATTGAAAGAGCTGCAGTTATGCGTGAACAAGAAAAGGCTATTAATGCTCAGAATAGAAGTATTAATAGAAATATGTTTGTTGATACTATGGCTAGCTTAGGTAGAGAAGAGCAAGATAGAAGATTTGCTAATGTTCTTACTCAATATCAAATTGAGAATAATAGGATTAAATACAATAAAAATAAATAGTATATGGCAAATGGTGTAGTAACTACTGCCCGATTTACCCCATACACATTTGATGAAATGATGAAACCATTGATGTATTTGCAGAATAAGCACGATGCGCTTATGGCTGCAAATGCAGAGATGGCTTCTAAAATGGCGGTAATGGAAAGCTTCCTACCAAAGGAATCAAGGGCTTATAAAGAGATGTATGAACCTTATATGCAACAGGTTCAGGATATGGCTACTAAATTAACTGATAGAGGTGTACTAGATAATAAAGGAAATTTCAGTCCTGAGATGGTTAATAGTCTCAGGGATTTAAGAATAGGTTTCAGTAAAACTTTTACTCCTTTAGATGATGCACTAAAGAGATTCAAACTAAGACAAGAAAATGATGTGTTAGTTAAGAATAAAGACCCTAAGATGATTGGAGTATTTGGTAGAAAGGAATTTGATGATTTCTTAGATGACCCCACATTAGGTACAGACTCTTATATTTCTGCAGACCAATTCTATCAAGAAGCAGCTAAGAATTTCCAAGCTTTAGCTAGAGGTGAATTCAACACTCCTTCATTAAAGAAGTTCTCTAAGTATTATGACCTATTCTCTCAAACAGCTGGTATGACACCAGACCAAGTAATAGACTTTATTACTAAGAGTAAGGGTGGTCAATTTGCTCAAGAGTTCCTTAACGCTATGTTTGAAGACCAGCTTGCTACTTATGGTTATGCTGATAAGTTAGATAGCAATGGTAAGAATAGATTATACAGTGCATTCAAGTCTGCTATGCCTTATCTCACAGGTCCTACACAACATCAACTTGTAGATAATGGAGAGAAGGAAAAAGAAATGATGGCTATGAGAGCAGCTATGACACAACAACAGCAAGCAGATGCTGGTGCGGAAGCTGGATTTAGATATATCAAAAATGAAGGTAGTACTGGAGAGTTAGATGAGGATAGAATAAAAGAAGCGGAGGAAATGCGTAATGGGTTTAGAACTAAGATTGAAACTAGTAACGGTATCTTTAGCCCATTAACTATTCAGAATAAATTTAATAAAGATGCTTTCTTACCTAAGAAGGGTAGCAGGTACTACGATATGATGATGAATTATTATAATTCAAATCCTGTAGGTTACCAGAAGGTAAAAGACTTAATGGCTAAGTTAGATAAGGGGCAAGAACTAACTAAGGAGGAAAACAAGTATCTGCAACAAACAATAGATGGTAGTATTAATATGGAATATACTATGGCTATTAATAATAATACAGGTATTAATATAACACCAGGCGGTGTGAAGAATGTTATTAATAATGTTCAGTATGATGCTCTTAAGGGCAACACCCCAGACGGTATGAATGCTGAAGTCTTTATGAATAGGTTTAAGAACCTTGAAGACCCAACAGTTAGATACGATATAAGAAAGGGTAAGATAGTATTCGAAGGGTTTAATAAGGTAGATGGTGAAGGTATGAGAAAAGCTTCTTATTCTATACCAATAAAATCACTGATAAACTCTAAGACTATTGACATTAGATATATAAATAAAAATGGTGAACCTGTTGTAGAGAATATTCCTATCAAGGAATTTGAAGCTACAATAAAGGCATTAAGCAAAAAGAAGGACGAAACATCAGTAAATAGATTGTTAGCTCTTCTAAACCAAGGTGCTTCGCAAATAGCAGGTACTGCATATGGTGCTTCTAATATAGGTAATGTTACATATAATGCGGATGGTTCATTGATTGATACCACACAAAGATAATTTTATATGGCTCAATTAAAAACAGACCCAGCTAAGAAAGGATTAACGCCTTTAAAGAGTATTGCACAGAAAGCTCAAAACACTGGGGAAAATCAATATTTTACTGTTTCACAGCCTGAGTTTATAGAAAAGTACAGGAGGGAAGATATAACCCCTCCTGCTAACTTTTCATTCCCAAAGGGTTTAGATTTAAAGGATTACAATGAAGCTGTAAGAGATTATGGTTCTCAGGATTTAATAGATGTTGAGGACTTTAAAGCTAAGAGACAAGGTATATTTGAAACTATAGCTAAAGGTACTGGAGCTTTAATTACTAATGCTATATTCGACACTGCGGGTATGGTAGGTTTAATCTATGGTGCAGGTAAAACAGCTTGGGATTTAACAGGTGGTTTTTTAATAGGTGAAACACAAAAAAGAAATGGTTGGAGTATATTAAATAACTTCACTGCAGAAGAAAATGCTTTCTTAGATGCTGTTAATCAAACTACCGTTGGGTTAAATGAAGCCTTAAGAATATACAAAACTAAGGAAGAGCGTGGTGAAGTACTACCTATGAATGTGGGTACAGTAATGGAAGCAGTAGCCCAATTTGGGCATACCATTCCTGCTATAGCTTTAACTATGGCTGGTATTCCCCCTGTTATAACTGGTATTCTTACAGGTGTTCAAGAAGCTCAAATGGAAGCTAATTCTAATAGAGCTGAAATTAATAGACAGAGAGATGATAGGAACTATCAAACTTATTTAGATTCTATTCAAGCTAAAGAAGATTTGATTTCTCCTTATCTAAAAGACTTTGATGCTAGATATGATGAGTATGATAGACAAGCTAGAGCTGCAGGTTTAATAGACCCTAATGATACTAGAACTCCTAACGAAAGAAAGGCTGATGCTAAAAGAGAACTTATTTCTCAGCTATTCCAAGATGATAACATCAAGCAACAATCTGCTACTATAGATGCAGCTAAGGATGATTTGATTAGTAAGGTTACTGATGCTTATAAGAAATACTCTGATGAAAGTGTAGGTGCTTTATTCGCTACTGAAGCTGTACTATTATCTGGAGCTAACGCTCTAATGGCTAGTTTCCTTGGTAATGTAGGTAGCTACAGTAAATCATTAACTAGAGGTATATCAAGTAAGATATTTGGTGATAAAACTTTAGGTAAAGTTGCCAATGCTACATTAAAAAACACACTTACTTCTACAGCCAAAAACTTAACTGGTGAAGCACTTGAGAAAGAACTAGCAGAGTCTGTTAAGGGTCTAACCAAGAGAACTGGCGCTAAAGCTTTAGGTAGGAAAGTATTTGAAACATTAAAGGCTCCTGCCAATGAAGCATTACAGGAAATGGGTCAGGAAGCACTATCTCAGGCTTCTCAAGCTTACACTGAAAATCTTATTGACCAATATATAAAGGCTCAATATGATTACGATAAGGTTGAGAAATGGCAAGGTATTACCGATGCTTTTGCTGAAGGTGCTAAAGGTTTAATTTCTACATCAGCTTTACAGCAAGGTGCTATAGCTGCATTATCTACTGCTATAGGTATATCTCCTAATATGAATAGGAAGGTAGACCCAAATACAGGTAAGAAGATGGGATTCCCAATCAAACACAACCTATGGGAACAGTGGAAGGGAATGACCAGAGAAGATAATGCTTATAACTCTTATGTTGATGAGTATACCCAAATAACAGATTCAGCAAAGAGAGAGAAATTCCAAGAAGCTTATAGACAATTATTTGCTTCAGAAGGTCTTGGTAATTTAGCTGCAAATCTTAGAAGCCAAGGTAAGATAAATGAATCAGAAGATGCTGATATGTTATCTCTCTATAGCTTTATGAATGCTGCAGTTCAATTAGGTAAAACTAAGGAAGCTTTCTCTGCATTAAATCAGAGTATTGATAGCCTCACTGATGAGCATTTATCTAGCTTAGTTGAATCTAATTCTGAGAAGCAATTTGACTCAAGAAACAACAGAGAATATTATACTGGAGGTTTCACTGAAAATGGTAGAAAGTTAAATGAATCTCCAGAAGATTTAGCCAAAGTTAGAGAGATAATGAAGTCTAATCAAGAGAAGCTAAATAGACTTTGGGATTCATTTGATGTAGCTAAAAAACTTGTTGATGAGAGATATGAAGGTTATGATTTCACTAAAGAACAGAAATCCACATTAACCTTTATGTATGCTTTAAGAGATAGTTTTGTAAATAAGGCTAAGGAACATTTAGATAACCTTGAGAGTGCTTTCAATGTAAAGGATTCTATCAAATCTATTGATGATAAAATAGCTGAATTAAAGATAGCTCAGAATGAAAATTCTGCAATAGAAGATTTAGAGGAATTCCAAAAGAAAGACTTTGAACTTCAGAAGCAGATTAAAGATTTATACAATCAAAGACAATCTCTCAATGAATTAAGCTCTGTGTTTGAAAAGGGGGTTAAGGTTAATCCTGAGAATCTTTCTTCTAAAACTATCGCAAAACTTCAATCTATCTTCAATAATCAATTACAGGTAGACCCTAATAATCAGGAAGCAAGAGAAGGTAGAGATGCTTTAAATGCGTTTCTTTCTGTACAGAATGTTATTAATACGGAAGAAGACCCAAGAGGTGGTTTCATTGAAGAAGCGTTAAAGAAATACAATCAAGAAGCTAGAGCTGAAGTATCTAAGGAAGTTGCTGAAACACTCGGTAAAGCTAATGATGGTATCTTCAATGATATGAAGGAATTAATAGACAGAATAAATTCTGGTGCTTATAGTTCCGAATATCAGAGAGAAAGAGACCTATATAAGTGGGAGAAGATGAGTAAGATTCTCAGAGAAACCAAACCTGAAATTTGGGCTTCTTATGCAGAATCACAGCTATTCCAAGCTATGGGTCAAGACCTTCAAAAGCAAATGTATGAAGCAGGAGATTTTGGTGTGTTTGGTGCTTTCTCTGAATATCTTGCTAGATATAATGATTTCAATGTAGGTAAGATTATTAGCGATGATGTAACAGACTTCTTATCTGAGATGCAGAAGAAATATAATCTTGATGCCTCGGATGTAAATAGGTTGGCTGGAGCAATAGTTCATATAGTCAATACTATAAAACAATCATACGATAATAGATTAGCCTATTTAAGAGAAAATCAGATTCAAGCTGAGAAACATTATGAAGGTCCTAAACCTGAAGATGCTTCTCCAATGAATCACGAGGAAACTAAAGAAGGCAAAATAGAACCTGAAAAGGTTGTAGTTATTACACCTGAAGGTGAGTTTGTAATAGATGACCTAGATGATGATGGTCCAACTCCTCCAGTTACCATAGAGGAAATAAAAGAAGAAGAAAAGCCAGAACTAGAACCTGTAGATTCTAAAAAGCATAATATAACTCCTGCTACTTCTGAGCATAATAAGTCTGCTTATAATGAAAAACACGGAGCTTATGTATCAGCTATTGAAGGTTTAGAAAAAACTGGTATAGCTCCTGATGCTTATCAAATGGCTCAACTTACATACACTACATTAAAGGATGCTGGTACTTTTGAATTCCTAAATTCTGGTAGTGTTAAAGTAGGTGACGAAATTATCTTTGGTATAGAAGAAGAGTTTGAAAAGAAAAAGGCTGAAGCTATAACAAATAAAGATTCTATCTATTTACAGCAACCTACTGTATTTATGTACAAGCGTACTGCAGATGGTTCTCTACAAAAGATAGGTGACCTCTTTACTAATGATGATTCTAGGCCTGCTAATAAGGCTATTAGAGAAGCTGTAACAGAGTTATACAATAATAAAGGTGAAGGTGTTACCGAAGTGTATCTTGAGAAGAAAGATACTGCAGAAGATTTACAATCATTCTTTGATGTTTCTCTTGTTACAGGTGGTATTATAAAATATACTACAGATTATGCTCCTATAACTTTTGATACTACTAATGCTAGACTTGGTATAATCTCCAATGGTTCATTAGTAACTAATGAAAAGAGTGTTGATGGTAGAGTATTAATTAGACCTAATACAGCTGCAAGTTCTAATGGTGGTGTTATGATACTACTACCTGATATTCACGGAGACTATCACCCTGCATTCGTTTCTATGCCTACATTAGGAGAAGCTGTAAAGGAAAATCCTGATAAGAACATAGTAAAGGAAGTTCAAAAAATATTAGCTGAAATTGCTGATATTAATAACAGAACTGTATGGTCATCTAAGGTTGAAGAGAGTGAAATTCCAAAGGAACTTGCTTACCTAGATAAACAACTATCTAAATATGTAGATTTAGGTAGAGATTTATTTATTAGGTATAAGAATGATTCTAGAGGTCCTAGAATTCTTGTCGGTACTGTTGCTAGAGATTCAGAAGGTAGGAGAAAACTTAGAGCCGAACCTAACATAGATACAGGTAAAACTACTAAGAAATTCTATTCTGATATAATTGCTATACCTCTAACTGAAGGAACGGTTGAAGAAAGGGTTGAGAAATTAACTGATAGTTTATCTAAAGCTCTATTTTATCCACAGCCTGATTTCTTAAAGGATGATAATAGTGGTGAGTATGCTCAAGAATTTTTAAGTATAGCTAGAACCAATATATCTGACCCTAGATTAGGTAGTGTATTCTTTACTACAGGTAAAACTGTTAGTGGTGAATCTGCTAGAAATGCTAGAAAATCTGGTAGAATTGCAGAGGCTAAGGATGTAGCTAACTTCACACGAGTTGTAGATGCTTTTGTACAAGTTAGAAATTCTGAGGCTGATATAGATATGGCTTTAACAGAAGATTCTGTAGTATTCACAGGTGATAACCATATATTATCTGAGAATTATAAATGGTCAGAACCTTTCAAGATATTAGGTCACGGTTTCACAGAACCTAGAAGAGCTTTATCTTATATAAGAGCTAGGTACTTTGGTGATACACAAACTGCTAATAATATCATAAATGCTAAATCAATAGCAGAAGCAGAAGAGATTGCTTCACACATTGGCAGTCAAGAAGAATGGGATAAAGTACATAAGGAAGCTGTTATTCTTGTAACTAAGAGTGTTAAACAGTTAATTAGTGACAAGAGTAAGTTTGGAGATGACAACAAGGTCATTAATTATATAAACTACTTAGGTCTTAGAGTTGTAGATACAAGCCATACTTATGTGGGTAATGATATACCAGCATTAGATTGGAACTTGTTCTTCGACTACGATAATGGTATTCTTAAGATACCTCACTATAATGATTTTGTTAATGGTATTAAACCTTCAGGTTCTTCTAGTAGTACTACTGACGATTTCCTTGGAGGTATCACTCCTACTAATGGTGCTACTCCTACTCCTACTCCTACTAATCCTACAGGCATTACTTCTGAACCTGATGTAGTTACTCCTAAAGGTGTTGAACAAGGTGGCAAGGAAGAATTACCTGGGAACCCAACTCCAGAACTTACACAAGGAACAGGCGATGGTACTGATAATTCTACAGTATTTATTCAAGGTAAAGGTGCTGTTCCATTACAACAAGGTGAAGCTAATACTGAAGGAAGCTCTCAAGATAAACCTGCTGGAAACGGTTCATTCTTAATGAGTAAATTCAAACCAAAAGGAACTGGGGGTGAAGCAAGTGATTCTAGTCAATCACCTAAAGCGGAGACACCAAAAACTGAGGGTGATGAAGTTAAAACTCCAAAACAAAGACTTCCAACTAGGAATCCAAAACCTAAAACTAAAACAAGAGAATTTACTAAATATAAAATAGGTGAAGAGTTTGATTTTACAAAAGAATCTGATTGGATTAAATCTAAATTAGGTTGGGATATACAAAAGAAGATTATTCAACAGAATGTAGCTAAAGGTAGAAATGGTGAAGTTCAAGGTTATTATGATAGTAGAACAGGTAAGATAGTTTTATCTAATAAGGCTGCAGCTTATACTCTATATCACGAAGCCTTCCATAAACTTTACAGAGAAGCCTTACACGTTAAGGATAAGAGTTTACTATTAAGCTTCTTCTCCTCTAATGAATTCTTAAATCAAAAAGATAACATTTTAAGTGATGTTATCGATGAAGTATTTAAGATGGATTCTGAAGAGATAATGGCTGAATTGTTTGCTCAATATATTGGTGCAGATACTTACGGTAAACCTGAAGATAAAAAGCGTGTAATACTTGCTTTAAAGAAGATTGAAAGTTTAATGAAGTTCAGTGAATTGGTTAATGCTATCGAAAGTAATAAACCAGTAGAATACAGAACTCCATATTCTGAACAAAATGAAGCTGATTTAAGAAAGAAGAATTGGTTAGTTCGTACTTTCTTAAAGCTAGTTAATGCATTCAGAAATAGAACTAAGTCTTATAGAACAAGTGATGGTTACCTTCCAATCAAGAATTTATTTGATGCAATCAATAAAGGTGAATTCAATAAAACTAAGATTGAAGATAATGCCGAGGATGCTTTAAAAAGAGAAGAAGCAGGTGATGTAGACCTTATCATTCATTCTGATGATGAGGTATTGACCACGGATGATTTAACTGGAAATGAAGTTGCTGAAGAAGAATTACCTGATACGGAGGATAGAGATTTACCAAAAGTAGACCCAGAACTAACAGAAGAATCCGAGGAAGAAAAGTTAGATTCTTTAATGGAGGAAAAAGAAAAGGAAGTTATAGATGATGAGGATAAGCAGAAATATCAATTAAAGAATAACATTATAACTAGATACTCAAAGGAATTGGATGATAGGTTAAATATGCTTCCTTTTGAAGTTCGTGTTCCAATGTGGTATATCAAGAATGCATTAGATAATTATGGTAAGATTGGTTTCCTAAAAGCATACCATAGAAATGCCAATGCTATAATGCGTGATATTCTCAACACAACGGCAAAAGAAAGTAACATTGGTACTGCAGGTTCAGTTGCTATTCAAGAGGCTCTCCTGAAGGCTCTGAGAGCTTTAAAACACAACCTGAAGACAGCTTTCCCAGAGCATATAGAAACTGAAAATATTCCTGACCTTGATGTTAATATCATTGGTAATCTTACTGATGTTAAGATTCAAAGATTCTTGAAGAATCAAAACTATAAGAAGACAGCTAATAAGATAGCAGGTCAAATGATAGCTCAGCTTACTGCAATAGAGAAAGCTTACACAGAAAGAGTCAATCAAATTAAGGATGAGACTTCAAGAAATGAAGCTCTAGATATAGTTGAAAGGCAAAAGAAATGTAGATTCATCTTTGCTTAAGCATTGAAAAAAAAAATAGGCGTACCACAATTAAGTGATACGCCTATTTGCATTTAAGGGGTTGGGTTAATTCTCAACCCTTTATTTTTATCTTCTATAGATTAACAGGGCTTTAGCTTGGTCTAATGGGTCATCCATTCTTGATGTATTATCAACCCAAGGGAACATTAATCTCGTTGCAGCTGTAGAAGCTTTACTGTATTTCCAGAAAGGTGTTTGACCTTCCTTGAATCTCTTATCCTTACCCCACACCTTACTATCTGTACCAAAATGGAAACCATCAATATCGTGTACATATAATAGCTGGAACATATTATTAATAATGTCCATACCTGTAGAAGCAGGAGTAAACGAATTTGTAACAATTTGCTTAGTCTGTTCAGATGCAATCTTTATAGCAAAAGGTGAAGTAGAACCTAATTCAATTTCATTACGAGTAACGAAGTATAATAGGTACTTATCAAACTGAGACATCTTAGCAATATTCTGCTTTCTCTTTTTCTTATCCTCTTCATCTAAACCATATAGGTGTGAAAGCATCATACTTAGTACTGTAAAGAACGCTACAAATCCCATATCAGTTAATGTTCTTCTGATATTATTTATAACCTTCATATCAAAGCCTAATTCTTCAGCTTTCTTTTGACTACCCAATAGCACCTTAACAGCATCAAGGAATTCTATATCTTTCTTCACTTTATATAGCTCCTTAACTGCATAAATGTAACTATTGTAGTAACCTTGGTCCCATTCATTTTCAGCTACATTATAATGAGTTTTAGCTATTCTAGCGTGAACCATTCTAGGTAACCAGTTTCTGAATGTTAATAACCAGCTACCTACTATATACTTAGAAAGAGCAGGCTTATCAATGGTATTATAAACACCATACATTCTCTGGTTAAGCTTTAGAATCTGCTGAGAAAGATTACTAAAATAACTATCGAAACTTACTTCAGAATCAAGCATATCGGTGACACCTTCTTTGAACCTAATGTCCATCCCTTTACCTTTATCATTCTCATCGATATAATACTCCTCAATAGCATCTAAAATATCAATCTCTTTACCATCAAGTTTTAACTTCTTATTATTTAAGAATGCTATAGCTGTTAGGTGTTTTAAATAGTGGTCACCTAAACCCTGACCTATAGTAAGTAGAGAGCTATTAAGATGTTTTAGAATCATCTGAGTAGTACCTGAATACTTCTCACTAACAGATTCAGTCCAGTCTTGGTTAGCATCAACTAAACGTAACAGCATAGCCAGTTTATTTGATGTCTGTCCAGTCTCCTTATATTTAAGAATATCACCAAGATTCTTAAAGTAAATTTGGTTAGCTTTACCAATATCTACCATAGTCATCTTTTCCTTAGCCCATACAGATTCAATTAAGTTCTGTGATACACCATTTAATATATTAGCAAACTGTGAAGCAAAGTTAAGACCCATACCTTTTAATGCGGTATAACTCATAAGAGCATCATTTGCCTTCTTTAATGAATAAACCTTACCACCAAATTCTTTCTTATAATCCTGTACTCCTTCTTGGTATAAAGCCTTATCAAGATAGTCTCTAAGTCTCTTTACTAATTCTTCAGAACCTTTTTCTTTATATACAGTAGCACCTTCTTCCTCACCCTTCTCATTTCTAAACATACTCTTAAGGGATAACCCATTCTTAGTTTTACCTACTTTTCTATCCTGTAGTGCCATATAAGATACTTCAAGAGTATTAGCAATTTGGTCTAACTGATTATATCTAGCAACAGCGTTACCATAAAGAATAAGAGAAGAGGTTGCATTAGTACTCATACTATTCATATTCTCACCCTTTGCAGTCTTAATGTAGTGCATAGGTAAGTATCTATAAATATTACCAGAGAAGTCAGTAAGTGCATTTTCTACACCTAATCTTTCTGAATCCTCACCTGTAACTAACGCAAAGTCTGATAACTTTTCTTTTACATAACCCTTGATATTTCCCTTCTGTAATGATTCACCAGCTTTTGCTCTAACCTTTACTATATTATAAGTATCAGTCATACCTTCTGGTAAGAGTTGTTCCATTTCAGACTTTAACTCTATAAAGGTATTATAGTATTCTAATTGCTTAGCTGTTAAACTTGAATAAGCGGGGTTGAGATATTTATCAGCTGGTACTTTACCCTTTTCAGTAATTACCTGATTCTGCTTACTCCAATTACTCCAAGCTTGTGCATAGGCTCTTCTATCACTTCTATTTAATACTTCTTTTGGTTTATAACCTTCTGGTATATTAAATCTCTCAGCAAGACTCTTAGCGAATGCTTTACGAGCATCATTGAATGCAGTGTAATTATATTTCTGTATGTACTTACCTGTTAGATTACCATCTTCATCCTTCTCAAACATAAACTCAGTAGATTCATCTTTACCTAATTTATTTTGAGCATCTAGGATTCTTCTTTCGAAATCTATAGCCATCTTTCTAGATTGGTATAGCCTATCCTTTACAGCATAATCTATTGATTGTAAAATAACATCAGTAGATACATTCATAGGTAGTACCCATCTTTCTAGTAACCCAATATCCTCTGCAACTTCATCCAATAATTTATCAAGAGAATATACAGTACCTGCGTGTTTACCAAATGGTACTATCAATTCATTACCCATAATAGGCTGAACTAATCTCTTTAAAATATCCTTAGATTGTTCCTTCCATAAATCTTTAATATAGTTACTAGAGCTTTCCATACTTTTAACTAAAGCATCTAGTGGTTCAGATATTTCTGATTCTAGATTGAACCTAAATAGGATTTTTCTAGCATAAGATAGTGTATCATCATAAGATGCCGCATAGTCTCTAATAGTTCTAAGTAACTTAGCTTCTTCTTCTAATGAAGCACCACTAAGATTCTTCATTCTTTCTACAAGACTATAAAGGTCTTTATGCGCATAACCAACATACTCCATAAAACCTTCTAACAAAGCAGCATCTGATGCAGCAGCTTCTTTAAGCCTTGCTATCTTATTTCTCTGCTTACCTGCGAAGGTTGCATCTGACTTGTAAATAAGTAAACGCTTCTGTTCAGTTTCTATTGCTTTTTCTACAGCTTCTCTTAGAGTACCTTCTAATGATATGGTATTATCTAATTGAGCTAAAGCTTTTGTTGCAGAGATATTAGTTAAACTCATTTCAGTTTTTAGACCACCATTAAGTATCTCCTTAGCTAATTTATTGAAGTTAGATTCTATTTCTGTTCTACCTCTCTTTAAACTAAAGTGGTCAAACTTAGAGAAGAACTTTTTAAAGTAATCTACTAGTCTCTGAAGTAAACCTTTCTGAACTTGAGTTGTATTCTCAAAGTTATTCTCTAAAGCTTTAGATAACATCTTACCAGCAACTTCTTTCTGTACTGTTTCGAAGTCACCGTATTTCTCTAAATATGCATCATATTGTTCACCTAAAATCTCTCTTGCTTTTTCTTCAGTGATAGAAGCATAAAGTCTAGATTTAAGAGGAACATCTAACATTTCCAAAGCCAAATGTGCAAACTCTTCTGATAAAGCACCTTCACCTTTCTCTCCTTTAGCTAGTCTAATAATCCCCACCAAACCATCTAAAGTTCTTCTTGCTCTTGAGAAATCAGTAAGACCATTTAATCCAGCTCTTTCTTCAGCATCTGTTAATACACCAACAGATACTCCCCATTCCTTAAGTTTCTTTTCTAAGAACTCGTGGTATCTTCTTTCTTTTAATATGGTCTCAGAGTTAATACCCTTCTGCACACCTAACCTAGTACCCATAGGAACCACAGCGTAACCTTCAGAAAAAGGATTAGTCTTATTCTTTTCTTCTGCTTTAACTAAACCGTCATAGTAGGAAGATATAGATTCACCAGCACCTGCTTGTCTTTCTATATTAGCTATACCTACATAAGTATCAAATCCTGTTTTAGTAATTAAATCTTTTATGAGATATTCACCATTTTCATCTTTAGCTAAACCAGAATAGTACTCATTAAATACATCTGTCTTGGTTGCCCAATATATATCCTCAGTAAGTTTTCTATCCCTAGTAAGGGAAGTAAGCCCTTTATAGAGCTTACTTTCCACTAGGTCATTATTTTTATTTCTTACTGAAGGAATCCAATAACATTTTGCCATTATATTCCTTATTATTAATTCACTTATTACTTACCAACTGTAATACAGGGTGGTTCATTTTTAGCATCTCGATTATCATTTCCTTTAGCTTGTTGAATTGCAGCTTGCGCTATTTCACCTTCTGTACTTTTACCAGGTGTTAAACCTTCACCAGATAAATTAGTACCTAAAAGTGCATCAGTTTGAGTAGCATTTAAACTTCTATCATTAGACTCATATTCAGTACCACCAGTTTTACTTTCAGTAGCTTCAGCAATAGCTGCAACATTTTCAAGGACATTATTCCTGAATTCACCCTTGTTAAGTAATTCCTTTGGATAATCTTCAATTCTACTATATCTAACAAAGGGGCTATTGAAATGGTATCTTGGGAGTTTTGTATAAACAAAACTATTACCTTGAGAACTAGTCATAATGTATGTTTCACTATCAATTAGTAAAGCACCATTAGGTGTTGTACCATCAGTAACCAGAGTGAATTCATTCCCAAGTTCTTTTGTAGTGTCATTACCAACATCCTTTATATACCACTTTGTATTTTCTAAAGCTTTTATGAGAGAGGTTTTTGTGAATCTATCATTTCTAGGATTTTCATAAAGAATACCTGTATTTGCTATAAACTGTCTAACAAATCTTTCATCTCCATTTTCACCAATAGAATCTACAATCTCACGCATATTTCCAACTACCTTATAATAGTCTAAGAAAGCTCTCTTTAATCTAGCAGGAGCTAGGTGGTTAATACCTTTAGCCTTATAACCTATATTACCTCTATAAATGCCATAACGATATAAGTCCATAGCAAATTTAGAAATATCCATTTTACTTGGGTCCTTTTCACCAATGTCTAATAGGTACTCCCATTCTCTTGTAAACTGGTCTCTGCGCTGAGCTTCTAACTCATTAGCATTAACAAAGTCTAAAGTAGCTATCTGTCCATTCTGGAATCTTCTCATAGTCTTGAAAAGCAGGAATGAACTTAGCTCTTTATACTTCTCTTGCAGTTGTACAAATTGAAGAGGAATATCGTTAAGCATTATATCATTCAGAGTATCATTCATAATGTCTGTACCCTGTAGATGATAAAGCATAAAATGCTCATAAGCTAGATTAATGTTTTTAACATTAAGAGCCATACCTAAACTTCTTAGTCTATCAATGATAGGTAAGAAATTAGGGTTTAGCACATTAAAATGTTGGCTCATATAATCAAACGAAGCTTCCATACCAAAGTGGAAGAAAGCTTTATAGAAATGTGAACCTTCATTAATCAAGGAATCTCTTACTTCAGCTCTACTATAATCACTTGTATCTGTATTTAGGAAAGAAGAACTAACAGCGATAGGACTAGCTTTACTTGTAAGATATGCTACATCATCCTTAACCTGTAAATACTTAATTAAAGTATCTGCAGCTGTAGGACCTACAGCACCTCTAAAAGTATCAAGCTTAGTAACTCCAATGATACGCTTGAAAGCATCACCTAAATCTAGGAGTTGTGTTTCAAGTTTAATCATAGCATTAATACTATCTCTGAGTTCTCTAAATACATCTCTATCTGTTTTATTAAAAGTTTGTAATATAATTTGAGCAGCTTCAGCATAGTTTCTTCTGCCACCCATTGCCTTATCTATAACAGCCTTAATATCTGGAAGCATAGCCTTCAGTTTATTCAATCTTTCTTGTGTGATAGGTATATTTATTGGGTCTACATCTCCTACACCAACAATCTCATTTAACACCTTCATATAATGATTAAGAGATTTACCCTTATTAAGAGTTCTCTTGGTGCTAAACATACCAAGGTTAGACATAATAGCCAAATCCTTAGTAGGAATTCCTAATGCTACGCCAGCAATAATAGAACCTAAGTTACCAACATCTGCCTTCATATAAGCAAGTGCAGGAGACTTAACGTTATCCACAGCTGCAATAACAAACTGTCCTACCGTTCTTTGAATAAGTTTTCCCGTAGGGCTATAAATTTCACCATAACCTTTATAAACGTGACCGTCATATATGATAGGTTCCTTTAATTTAAGCTCGTGCTTTATCTGTTGGGCTACAGCCATAAAGGTATTAGCATTAGCTGAGATACCTACAAGGTCTAGACCTACAGCATTCTGAGTTTCAAAGTAGTGCATTGTAGAGCTTAGGAATGGAGTGTTTGATGATTCATAAGCCTTGATAATTCTTTCAACTCTATCAGGGTTAAGATTACTTAGAATGAGAGATTTGTTTACTATATCATCATTAGTAAATTCTACTTCCTTAACTATCTCTGCAAGTACACCTGATTTCTCAACCATACTATATAGTTCGGCATAAGGGAAAGAACTTAAGAATGATTCCTTAGCTTCTGCATTAAGAGAATCAAAACCTGAAGGGTCAAAGATTTCAGCTGTAGAATGTTCACTCTTTAAGATAGCCATATAAGAGTCAAAGAGGAAGTTATTTCTCATAGCGTAGTTTTCTTTAGGGGTACTCCCTTCTATAAATCTACTACCATCAGTATAAGACTTCTTTATCAACTTTCTACGGATAACAGGATTACCCTTACTATCTACTTTACCAGTCTCTGTCTTTTCTACATCAAGATAAGGTCTCATAATATAGAGTTTATCAATGTCAAAGTCAGAACCAGTGATAGTGGTAATATCTGCAGGAAGTACAATTGAAGTACCATTAAAGTTAGGTAAGAAACCTACAATACGAATAGGAAGCATAGAGTGCTTACTTTCTGTAGGAATTCTATAACCAATCATCTCTAGTAATTCAGGAGCTTCCTTCTCCATCTTCTTAATGTCTACATTACCATTCTTGTCACTATAGAACTCAAGAAGTTTCTTGGAGTATATAGGAACATAGGCTGGTATATAATCAATACTCTTACCATCAGGCTTCATTTGTACTTGAAGCTTATCTGATAGAGTAAAGTTAGACATCTGAATAAGTGAACCACCCTGAGTCTTCATCTTATTGATTCTATTTTTCGCAATACCTGAGAAGATAGCTTCAATAATCTTAGAGTTCTGAGGGTCCTCTAAAGCCATCTCAAACTTTAACTGTGGGTTATCTATTGTACCATCATTAATAAGTTTAAAGAATTTAGCAACCTCTGTACCATATCTTGGGTTAGAACCAATTTCGCTTTGAATAATAGCTTCTAACTTAAGAGGGTCTTCAAATATTTCCTTTACTTCTTCATATTTATCATAAACATTCTCAATAATTTTACCATTAATGGTTCTCATAAAAGTTTCTCCACTCATAGTCAATGTAGTTTCCATACCATCAGTATTGAGTGTTTTAACTTTATATTCATTACTTGGGTCAATGTTGGAAGTGATGAGTTTTCTAAACTGAGTACCAATCAATGTTTCTGCATCATAATAGTGTTCTGGAGTATTAACCTGAAAACCATAACTAGAATAAGGAATTTCGTGTACAACAGAAGGATTTAATGCATCAGAACCAGGAATCATTGTAGCAGATTCTAGCTTGGCTGTAATCTCTTCTTCAGTAGTATTATTGATTACCTTATGGAGTCTTTGGAATTCTTCCTTTGTAATCTTTCCTTCTTCTAATAGATTGGCAATCATCTTTCTAGCATCAGTAGGTTCTGCATCTTTAGCAAAGGTATATTCTTTAGCTTTTACATTACCTTCATTATCTAATTCATTAATGGTAATAGTCTGACCTGCTACATTCTTCTCTAATAGATTAACAACACCTTGAGACCCAACCTTAACTGCAGAAGCAAATTCAAATACGTGAATACCCTTATTTCTAGCAAATGTGGTTAAAGCTCTAAGTGTTGGAGAAGTAGTAGCAAATGAGTTAATAGCTAACATAAGAACTTCAGAATTCTTATGCTGATGATTGATTCTCTTATAAATCTTCTCACCAGTCTCAGTATTAATCATCCCTGTGTCTACCATTGAAGAACCATAAACAAGAGGCTTAATAGCATTAAAGAAGAAGTTCTGAGCTTCTGTGTAGGAAATATGAACATCAGAGTCAGGCTTGAATGCTTCATCAAGCTTATTCTTAAACTCTTCCATTGCATCAGTCCACTGTCCAGTCTTTTCCATAATGTACTTATAGCCATCTATAGTTCTATAAGCCTGACCATCAGTAGCATTAATATTTTTAAATGAACTAATGATAATATCACCTTCTTCCTTAGTAAGTTCCTTACGCTTAACTCTCTCTTTTACTATAGCAGAAATCTCTGGTAAAATAGTAGAAGCTAAAACTTCGTCACTTATATATAAGGTTTTCTGAACATCATTACCACTATTTAATCTAGTAGTACTTGACATCGTCTGCTTATATCTCTTTTGAAAGTCAATAATATCCTTGAAATTAGCTAAATCACCTGCAGTAAACTGAGAGAATTGAGTTCTAAAATACAAGTCATTTAAGATGAATTTTGCTAAATCAGATTTAGATTCATCTATTTCATAACTTTGAATCTTAGCTGTTTCTTCGGCTACAATATCATTAAGAACCTTAATAACAAACTTACTTAGTATTTCTCTTTCATCAAAAGGTTCCGTACCAATAACACCAGCTTCTAAAGACTCAAGTAATGTTCTATCCTCAATCTTTAGTGTATTAAGAGCAGGTAAGTATAAGAACTTTTCACCACTCTTCAGAATACCTGTAACAGGTGCTATATAAGTTTTCTTAGATTCTTCTTTCCATATTTTTGTTTCCTTTATTCTTTCTAGCTCTTGTTTGGCTAAATCAATGAAAAGATTTGTTAGTTTCTTGTCATCTAAAATCTTTTCAAATCTATAATAACCTGCACGCTTAATTTCACCAGCAAGAGGAATACGATACCAAGCTGATGTCTTATCTCTCTTGAATTCGTCAAGCTGCATTATATACTTATCTTCTTCAGTCCATTCTTTGAACTCTTTATCTCTGAAAGTTAGTATCTCTTTATAGTCTATCAGTTCTCTAGATTCTAATCCACCTTCTTCAGGTTTGCGTGCTAATTGCTGAATTACATAATTATATTTAAAGAATTTATCCTTTAAGAATTCCTCTTGAATCATAGCATCATAATCCTCTACTTCCACACCACTAAGCTTGTCCATAAGGATTTGCATATAAGTAGGAGTAGTATAAGAATTATACATCTTACCATTGTTTCTGAAAGTTCCTCTCAAGAAAGTATCACTTTCATTAGACTGAATTAATTTACCAATTTTGTAGTAATTCTGTTTAAACTGATTGAATAGATTTACTTCTACAACATTTGAGTCATCTTTCTGTAACTTAAGGTATTTATCTACTTCATTTCTAAAAGCAAAGACTTTATCAAAAATGTCAGTAAGGAGTTTAGCTACAGGTTTTCTGTAATTTTTCCTCCTATTCTCTTCTAAAGCTGGATTAGTTTCATAATCAAAGATAGGTCCGCCTTCTGGTGCAATACCAATAGCTTTAAGCATTGTACGAATATCATCTTGAGTTTGCTTATTGTTAAGGAATTCAGTTTCCCATTCAGCATAATCCGTATTATTATACTTAATTCTATCGTGAAGCTCCTTTGCAAATTTCTTGAAAGCTTCAAACTTATCTCTATGTATATTACCATTAGTGTCATAAATAGAGTGTTCTCTATCTAAGACAATACCCTGCATATAAGTAGAACTCCATTCAGAATAATTGATATAAGAAACTCTATCATCGTTAATACCGAATGTTTTCAGTTCTACTGTATCAGGTAGGAAAGGATTGTCTTCTTTTACTAATACATCTTTCTTGATTTCATAGTAAGTTCTACTTCTAAAGAAAGAAGCAAAAAATTCATTGTGAAGACTATCATACTCATCAATAACACCTTCAGGCTTGTAATCAGCTGGCTTATCTAATCTGTTAGTAAGAGCTTTAACCCAAGGGTACTTGAGAGAAAGTTTCTCTAATCTTTCGCGCATTGCTTCATAGGAACGAGTTCCTTGTAAAGCATTCTGAATAATAGAATAAGTATATGTATCAGTTAGGTATTGTACTTCACCTAAATCATCTAATACTAACTCATCACCATTCATTACAGGTAATTGATTGAGCATTTTTCTGATTCTCTTCATTACAGAGTCAATAGCATATCCTTCATTTGCAGAGAAATCAAAACTTCTTTCTTCAATATCATCCGTAACATCTTCAGCCGATTCAAACTTAGAAGAAAGACGAATGTTCTCTCTTTTAAGTAGAGGCATCTTAATCCCCAGCTTAAGTTCGTTGAAGTGTTTTAGAATTTTACCAAATTCTTCCTGTCTATATCTACCTCTATCAAGTAACTCTTGTTTTAAACCTTCATCTATATCAATATCATCTAGAAGTGCAGCATAATGTTCGGCTTGTAAAGTCATACCCTGTTCTTCTAAAGCCTGAGCAAATAAATCTAAATCCTCTAGTACACTCATAGTACTACCAGATTTTCTTTTTGCTTCATCATAACCTAAATCTATTAATTCAGATATAGCAAAAGCTTCTGGAGAATAAAAACCTTCACCTATAGAATGTAATCGAATATCCTCTTTTACTTCTTCTAGGTAATGGTCCATACCTTTACTCTGTATTACCTGAATGAAAGTTTTACCTTCCTCTTCTGCGTCTATTTTACCTAATGTAATAACTCTAGAAGCAATATAATTTTCTCTTGATTCTCTCTGAAGGGGAGTAAAAGTCTGTTCTATTGCAGAACGTTCTTCTAAATTAATACTTGCTTCTAAAGCTCTAGTTTCTTCTGCGGACCTTTCTCTAAATTCATTTAAAGCTGTATTTCTGATAGCATCTGATATAACTTTAGCATATGCTTCTCTCAATACCTGTGGCATATATTGAGTAGAGCCAAAGTGAATTTCAAGGTCTAAATCCTTGTTTGCTTTATTCAGGAAAACATCCTTAGCTCTCTTGCTTACAACTAATGCTGTATCAGCAGCCCTAAGCATAGACTGTTCTACTAACTCAGGCTTTTCTTCAAACCATTTTAGTAAAGTCTTATCCCCTATTTCCTCTTGAAACTTCTCTTCAAGAATCTTTGCATTAACTTCTTCAACAGGTTTATCCTTAATAGAGTCAAAGAATGCTTTAGCTCCTTTTGTACCACTCTTATTACCTAAAAGATTGTGTACAAAATCTAGAAGGAAAGCGTGTTCTATGTTGTTTGCTGTTAGATATTCACCACCAATACTAATAGTTATCTTGGCGTCTTTAAATGGATTGAAAGGGCTATCGAAACGCCCAACATCCTCTGGTTCACCTTTTTCTCTTTTGCTATAGAAAGATAAACTGTTTAACCCATATTTACTATTATCTATGAATTCATTTAACTTGACCGCTGTAGGTAATTCACCATCAACTTCAGGGTGTTTTTCTAGATACAGAGATAAAGCACCTTGAATAAAACCATCCTTATAGCCTAGGTCTTTATACACAGCCAATTCGTCTTTTGATATTTTTACGCAAGTCATAACGTTCTTATTTTAAATGATTTATTACAAAGATAGTAATAACTTTTTTACCGATGCGAAACTTATAAAAAAAGTGGGGAAGGCTACATTTTCAGCAACCTTCCCCACACAACTAAACAACAATACAAAGAAGAGATTTAGATATAGTAAATGCTATTACCATATACATAAATCTCACGACCTGTATTTACTAACTCCTTCAAACTTGTTAAATCCAGAGTTGTATTTTTCACTTTCGTTTTGTTTGATAATATGTCTACATTCTTATCTTCAAATATTTGGAATGGTAGACATACATCAATCAAGTCCTCTTTAAAGAGGGAATACAGAGGAACGTGTACTATGTAGTGATAATCACTAACAAACATAGTTCCTCTATTTCTTTCTAAGACTTCCCTGGCAATATCTTCACTAGTCATTGGAATAGAAAGAGTAACATAAATTAACCTTGTTATCCCACTATTATGGCTAGCTCTATATTTAACTCCAGAGTTTTCTATGAAACCACTACCTACTAATAGGTCAAGTAGCTCATAGAATTCGTCTTTTGTTTCGTAATTCAAATCAATCATTTTCTTCCAAAAGCTTTATTAATCTATCTAGATACCAACTAGCTTTCTTTAGGTCAGCAATTTCTGAACCCTTTTGTTGGTGTCTGTAAAGATACTTAAAAGCATTTAATCGGCAAAATTCCTTAACAGAATTTTTACCATAAAGTTCCATCATTATATCAATACATTCCATTGATGTTTGCTTATAATGATTTGGGTTTATGACATCTTTATTCTCTCCCATTTAATTCCTTTAAACTATCTAATATATTCTCTACAATACTACAGATTTGAATAGCATTTGGGTGTGCTTTTCCTGTAGCATTTCTAACCCTCTTAGCAAATATGAATTCCCACTCTCTGTAAGTGTAAGTATATACTACTTCACTCATAGCATCAAGAGGAATAATACCTCTAGCATCTTCAGGTGGAAGACCTCTATCTCTAAGAACACCATAATAGACTGCAGCATTTTCTAAAGCTCCTAAGTATGCAGATTCCTTTGGTGAGTTATCACCCTTAAACCAATGAGGTTTAATAATAGGCATTGCATTATACTTAGCTCTACAATAGTCTACATATCTAGTAGAACGTTCTGCAATGTTATTAGGTGATACTCTATTCAATTCCTTAGCAATAGCAATAGAGGTGAATATTCTAAAGGTAAATCTTCTGTACTCATAAGGTACTTTATCCTCAGTAATTTCAATCTTTTTTAACTCAGTTTCAGGTAGAATTTCACTCAAAACTTCCTGATAGAATTGCATATTAGTAGACATATAGAAACAATCATCTGTTTCGTTTATCTCTACATAAGGGCAATACTTAAAGAGTTTGAGAAATTCAAACCACCTTTCAATCTTAGGCATCTTATAGTAACGAGAAGCGTGTCTAAGCATTGAAGCGTGACCTCTCTTTTCTAGTGTATCAAAGAGCTTTTGATTTTCTGTTCCTGTAGAATCATAGCAAGTTCTTGCACAGATAGCTACGTGTTCTACTATATCGTTTTGCTTTATATACTCACAACGTGGTTCTTCAAATCTATATGTCATTGTAATATTGTTTTAGTGATTGAGTTCCTCTAGGTACATCATCTACTCTCTTTACTATTACTATAAACCCTTTAAGTATGAGTTTATGTATTTCATCATTTACATAATTCCTATGTCTAGTAGTTGTATTAGAGTATCTTGTATGATTTACTACAAAGCAAATCTCGTTATACCTATTAAGAAAACTCTCTGCTATACAAGTATGATAAGAGAATATCCTATCTCCTGTACTTGTCATATTAGCATTAGCTGAAGGATTACCTAATACAAAGGCTTCTGCTACTTCTCTATTCGTTCTCATAATATAATAATGTTGGGTTTTTTGTTTTTAGTTCTACATCTGAATCCCAATCTATTTTAGTGTAGTTAAAAGGTTTACAAAGGATATGAAAACCATTGACTGTATTTAACACTGTTATCGACTTAGAAAGAGAAGATACAGCATCTTTAATGGTTTTCAGTTTATCTAGGTCTTTACTATCAACATCAAATATAAGATATTTACTAGTTAAGCATTTAGAGCATAAAGCTGGTGCTAAATTCTCAACAGGCTTGTCAAAATTATCTGACGTTATCTTAGCAGTCAAATCTAACAAAAGCTTATGATAGACTTGCTTCTTTGATATATAGGCAGGATAGATATAAGCACGAGCGTTATTTCTCCTACATATATCTATAATCCTATCCTTATATTTAAGTAGACTTTCAACAGAAGTAGGATAGAATTTCTTAATAGACCTATTGTCATTGCTGGTACTATTACCAACATCAACTCCATCCTTCTTCCGTTGAATAATCTCTACTTGTATATAGTAATCCTTATTCCACTCTAAACCATTAAACCATTCAGCAATTAAATCAAAGTTATCTAAAATCATAATTAGTGAATCCAATGGTCACCTACAGCAGGTTCTGCAGGGTATTCTAGTTTTGTGTAAAATTTAGCAGCACTTTCTTTCATTAAGTTTGCTAGGAATTCAGGAAAGAAATCAGCTAACTCTTCAGGAAATTCAGTGTTAATTTCATCGTGAGTTATATTGACAATCTTTACTTTATTGAAGTAATTATTATCAAGAATCCAATTATATAATCTTGTTGCAGCTTCCTTAATAATGATAGCACCACTACCTTGAGTAGGGGCATTAAGAGCTAATCTTTCTTGTTTAGATACTTCTGCAAAGTGTCTTTTAACCTCCAATACTAAGGGATGCTCTGGGTTAGATTCCTTTATCTTTCTATATTCATCCCAGAATGATTTATCTTCTCGGTATCTAGCTTCTCTTTCTTTCCATTCATCAAAGCCTTGCCAGAACATCTTATGTCCTGTAGTATGACACATAACTATATAACCATTTTTCCTAACAAATTTACCACCTTTTTCTTTAAAAGTTTTAATACCGCAGAAGGTTTTATAGAAGTTATTTTCAATTATTTGAGCCTCTTCTAAAGGGATAGATAGAGACTCAGAAATAGATTTAGCCCCACCCCCAAATTGCACGCTGAATTCAGGTGCTTTAGCTTTCTTTCTGAGGTCAGGTCTGAGCTTTTTAATATCCTTTATTTCTATACCTTCTAACTCTTCAGGAAAACAACTTTTTGCAGCCAAACTATGTATATCTCCAGAACCTTCAATATACTCTTTTAGCATAGCTTTTTCATCGTAAATATCGGCACCCAATCTACTCTCTAAAGCGCTGTAGTCACAAGAGCAAAATAAGTTACCTTTTTCTGACACAAAACTTGAACGAGTTTCGTGGTCACTAGGTAACTGTTGATGGTTTAAATTCTTACAAGAACCTTTCGGTAATTTCTTATATAAAGCTATATCACTATTATCACTACCACCACAGGACATTCTACCTGAAGCTGTGCCTAATTGATGATAATCAGTATGTAACCTACCTGTAATAGGGTTTATAGAGTCTATAAACACTTGACCAAAAGAATCTACTACTTTGTCAGCCCCTTTAAACTCGAGGTATAATTTTAGAAAGACATCGTTGATTCCTCTCTGTGTTGAGAGAACTTTAGATTCTACACTATCTTTTAATCTCCTAGCCTTTCTGTCATAAACAAGAGTTTCAAACCCTAAACCTTTAACAAAAGGAATCACTTGTTTAGAAGATTTCCAATTGATATTACACTTAGGTGAGAAATCTACTTCCTCAAATAGGTCATAATATTTAGCTGTTTCAGTATAGCTACTATATAATGGATTAGATTCTACAAATTCATTCAATGCTTTAGTAGCATTATTTAACCTAATTAAATCATTATCCATCTTAGCTCGCCATCTATTCTCATCCAACTTAATACCACACCATTCCAAATAAGCCATTACAGGAACAGTATCACATTCAAACTGGCAAGCTGTTAATAGACCTTTATCCTCTAAATCCTTTTTAATAAAAGAGGCTAATTTCTCTATATACAATACATCATTAGCTGAATATATAATAATAGAGTCATTTAACTTTGCTGTTGTGATAGTCTCTCTGACTTCTTTACTCATAGAAACACTTAACCTTCTCCATAGAGTATTCTTCAAAGAGTAATAACCTCCTTCATATTTATGACCTAAATATACAAGCTGTTCCATAATCATAGTGTCATACACCTTTCTAGGGATAATACCTACAGAATATAGAAACTTAAGGTCAAACTTTAGGTTATGCCCTATAAGAGTTTTTGTCTCTAATATCTCTTTATAATAAAATACAGGTATAGACTCCACATCAACAATCATCTGAAAATCATATTTATCAGAACCAAACTGAATTAATCTTAGTTGGCAGATATGTGGGTCTAAACCTGTAGTTTCTGAGTCATATTGTAGAAGGTTAGCTTTAGATAGCATTTGTAAAGATTCTTCTATACTTATAATCTTATAGTTAGAAGTTTCAAACAACTCTGCTTGTTGCGTTACTAAGTAAATCATAGTATAAGAACCATATCATTGTAATCTATTATAGCATTATTGCTAACTAAGAACCTTGAACCTAATATACCGTGTATAGTTAAATCTGTAAAGTAACTCTTTATATTAGACAAATCAGCGAACTGTGTTTGTATAGTTACCTCTTTTCCTTCTAAAGTTATATCCAGATTGTACATTTCGGAGAGACTAGTAGCCCCTCCAAATCCTTTACATTCACAATCAAATTTTGCATCAGCATCATCTAAGAATTGTAAATCTAAAACATTCAGAGAGGCACCAGAATCTACTAACAAATTAAGTTCTCCTATATCAGATTTAACTGTAATTATTGGTACACCAGTATAAAATAGTTTATCAAAACTAATTCTTACCTGTTGTTCCAAAACCACCTCTACTTTCTGAAGATAGGTTATCGGTATATTCGAATTCAATCTTACTATCAAATAGCCACTTTATTCTTTGCCAGATAGTAGCCTTTTGTGAAAGTTGAATTCTAAATTGGCATATTCTATCACCCTTCTTAATAGTAGTCTTTCTATAAGCAAGGGCTGGGAATCCCCAGTAATCTTCATTACCACAATAGGAATTATCAATAACACCAAATGAATTAGCACAGGTAATTTCAAAATTCTTATATGTAGAACTACGAGGTACTACAATAGCTTCATAGCCTTCGGGTAACTTCATTGCTACATTAAGTGGTAGTATAGACAGCTTTGGGTATGATTCATTCTTTTCCTTTTCAATAGTTACATCCTCCGTAACATATAGGTCAATCCAATCCCCCTTATCTATAATCTGAATTGGGAATTCCTTATCCCTCAGTTTTACTTGTATCTTCATTTATTTTCTTCAATATATTTAGTGTGAATATTAATTAAATCTAACTGATTTAATACCGATTCTAATACACTGTTGTGATAATAACAATATAATTCTTGACCCTCTGTATTGTAGTTATATCCTGCACAATCTAATGTATGAAATATAGCGTGCATTATTTCGTGTACGATAGAACCTAGAAGGATATGTAGATTAGTATTGTGTTCTCTACTTATAAATATGTAACTGCTATTACCACTGTAGGTAGTTAAACCAAGAGAATTATCAAATCCTTTTGTCTTGATACTAGCCTCCTCTACTTCATCAATCTTTCCGTGTATTTCTCTTAGGAAGTCTTCAAAGTCACCATAATAAAAGTATATAGAGCCATTAAATGGCTGCATTTTATAAATTGATTTTTTAATCATATAGTATGTTAGGGGTGCAATATAACACCCAGATTATTTTATCTCACAAGAACCTCCAGAACAAGACATAGCACCTAATTCATTTGCATTACTGAATTGTTCCTTCTCAAATTCCACCTTATCCCAATTAATAGGAGTGTAGGTGCGCTGAAGTTCCTTAAAGTAGTGAATGTTATTAACTCTCTTGAGAACGTTTATAGCCTTATAAACATCCCCACCAAAATAATTATTGGCAAACTTATTTATTCTACGAATAATATCACGCTTCTGTGATAAACCCTTAACTCTATCAAAGAGTTTGAGTTCTAGGTTAGCCATAATCTTCTGTATTTCCTCCTGAGTATAACCGACTCCTTCCTTTTTCATATTCTCAGTAACCATATCAGGGGTAATAAATATCTTTTCCCCTCTACCTTGTACTACTTCACAAGCAGTCCAAAGGTCATTGTATACCTTGAGAATATCAGTAATGAGACCAGATGCAAATAAAGCACCTTCCCCATATTCCATTAATTCTTCTATTGTATTTACCTTACACATAGGTGCTTGTGGTAAATCGATATCACCATAAGAAGATAAGAATGAGATACCTGAGACATAATCTTTATTGTCCCATACCCATTTCTTAACTTCATCCCATTCACCATCATATACATCAACTGTATTTGATACATTATTGTGAACAGGCTGGTTATAATCTCTAGCTCCTTCCTTAACCCAACTCTGCTGGACTAACTTAACAGCTTCTAATAAATGAATCCCGTGTAGTTTTTCTCTTAGTACAGTTTCATTATCTTCTTCTATAGGGAAGAAAATCTTCTTGTCTGTAGTAGGTTTAAATATATTAGTTTGTACAGCCTGTGGGTTTGCTTCTTCATAAGCCTTTAGATTTGGCTCCTCTATATTAGCTTCCACACTTCTAAGGTACTTTCTAGCATAAGCTCCGTGAATACCAGAAGTCATACCTAACAATAAACTGACAGTACCATCTGGTTTAACACAAGTAGTTCTACTGGCTGGATTAATACCTAGAATTCTTGCTACCTTCTCATTCTGACTCTTAACTATATTAGCACCTGCTCTTAGTGTTCCTCTATCTAATAAAACTTGGGGGTTATTCATAATACCACCAATAGATACACCAATAAGAGGGTCATCCTTAATAATGTTTTCCGTGGCTTCACCTAAGAATGGGAATGAGTTATAAATAGCTTGTACAGTAGCTAATGTAGAAGCAGCTTCACAATATTTATAGAAATCAGTAACATTAGTACATTCCAAACCATTAATAGAAACAAGATTACATACTTGCCATCCTGTTGTACCATTCTTATCTACAGGGTAAAATCCAATCTCACAACAAGGATTACATCCTGTTCCATCAATCTCCCTGAAATAAAGTCCTGGGTCACCTGACCTCCGCATCGCTTCAAAAAGACCTGAGAAGGTATCATAAGAAACCTTATCTCTTGTAAGAGCTGCAGACATATTAAATCTAGCTCTTTGTGGGTTCTCAGTAAACCAATCACCAGTCTTACAATTTACCATCTCTTCATCTTCTGGGGTAAAGAGAATGATACAAGCTGAGCGTCTTACACCACCTGATAATACAGATTCAGCAATAAAAGAAATTATATCTGTACATTGTAGTGCTGTAAGTCTTGTTTGATTGTTATTTACAGCCTTAGTGAGTAGCTTATCAATAAGCTGTAAACTCTTCCTTAATCCTTCAGGTCCTGGGGCTACAAATCTATTAGCAATTAAAGCTCCTGATGGTCTAATAGCACTAAAATCAAATTCAGGTATTGGGTAATCTTCATAGAAATAATGATAGATTAGAGCTTCAAAAGCTTCAGCCCAACCTTCAATAGAATCATCTACAAGGAAAGGTTCTCTAAGTGTATTTATTCTATCCTTTGTTAGCAGGTTAGGTAGCTTATCTATATGCATTTGCTCTACAGATAAACCTACACCACAACCACATAAAAGCATCCAAGCTGTTTCCTTGAAAGCTCTTAGTCTATCTAAATGTGTGTAACTACAGTTATAGGATTTAGCATTAGTTTTAAGGACTGGTTCTCCACCAAACTGAAGGTTTCTTTGTGAACCTACAAGTTTCTTATCCTTATAGAACTGAATAGCTTCATTGAATTTCTCCATAAACCATTCATTTTCTAATGCCTGTGGTGCTACCTTCTCAATCTGAGTTAGGTGCATTTGTTTAATTCTTTCTACACTCTCTTCCCAAGTTTCCTTCCTCTTTAAATGTGGTAAATAAAGAGAGTACTTACTTTGGAAGACATAATCTGATAAAGCTTGTTTACTAGGAGTCATCTTTAATAAGTTAGTTAATAATTATTTCCTTGATATATTATCAAGGTATTGCATAATTTCGTGCAGATAGCCTGCTATTAAAATCAGGCATACTGAAACAATAATTTTAAACATCATAGCGTATTGTTTTTAGAAGATATATTTCTTAAAGCATCAGTCTTACCCATTATAGCATTAGCCTTCTCACGGATTTCTCTGAGTGCTTTTCTCCTTCTCTTAATGATTTGAAGTTCAGTATCATCTATAATATTCAATATCTCGGCTGCTAATGAAGCAATCTCCATACTAGTATGCCAAACCTCACAAGAAGGTTTAGGTTTAATATCTTCCTTTTTCATACTATTCTTTTTTAAAGAAATCTTCAATAATGTTTATAGGTTTAACCCAATTAGGTTGATGTTTGTTTAGGGTAAGATAATCATTTAATTCTACAACAATTTCTCTCCAACCTCTAAATGTCTCATCACCTAAAGTATAACCATCTGTTCTTTGAGTTTGATTAAACTCCCAAACAAGAGGGTTTAATGTTTCCTTGTTTACAACTATAAACTTATAGTCTAGTAACTCATAATCCTTATACTCTTCATCTCTATTGAGTACTGCTCTAATTAAAGTCCAATAAAGCTGAGCTTGAATAGCATAACGATATGTAATAAAAGATTGCGGGAAATTATATTCAGGTTTAGAGGTAGTCTTTAAATCAACAGGAGTAATAGTCTTAGCCTTATGGTCTACGTGTAAACAGTCTACCATACATCTAAGATTAACACCCTTGTAGCTACCTTTAAACTTTAGCTGATAGTAATTCTCATAATCTCCAAATACATCAGGTAGGAAATACTTGGCAGTATTGGGGTTACCAGTAAGAGCCTTTTTACAATCTAAAGCCTTCTTATATAAGTCTGGAGATATTACCTTCTTATCCTTATAGACAGCTATAATTCTGTAGTAACCAGCTCCTGCTAGTACTTCTTTCTTTCTCTTATTAGCCCACTTATCATCTATATAGTAGTTGCATTTTTTGCAACAACTGTGAATGATAGCATCATCTACCTTATTTAAATCTTCCTCCTGAGTTACCTTGAATATCTCTTCTAATACATTCTGTACTTGGTCTGTAACAGAAGGTATATTTACAACAGCATAAGTCTGCTTGAATACTTCCTCCGTCTCAGTAAGTAGCGTATCAACAAGTGAGCCGAAAGTAAGAGAAGGGGAAGAGATTTTATCAAATAGAGTTGCTAAAGCATTAAACCCCTCTCTATCAAACCTTGATATATTGGAGTAGGATAAAGCTTTATCTTCCCTATAGACATTCTCTGGTACATCCCAAGCTAATTCACTTAGTTTTTTCATTCAATATGTTTATTAAGTTATCACAATCTCTAACACTCTTAACCTCAAAAAATAAAATCTTATCTCTGTCTTCTTCCTGCTCTAACCTATATCTAAATAGCTTTCTTTTGAGCGGATAAGAATCATTGGGGAAACCTTTACATTCTACAATAACAAAGAATCCCTTGTAGTTAAATGTTAAGTCTGGGGTATAGGTAATCTTTCGTACCTTATCCACAGACTTAACAAAAGGAGAGTAAAAAAAGACAGTAGGAATGAATGCTGGTATAATATCATAAGTATACTTCTCATAATCTATACTAACATTCAACCTATCTGTCAAATATCTGTAAACTCTTTCCTCTAACTTTGAACGGAATTTGATGTTGTTGTAGGTTGAGGTTTCCGCGTTTTTAATCTTTTTGTTTTCTCCCATATCATAGGAACATTAATTAAAATTGCAGTTTTCTTCAACGTATCTACTTCCATTATTTCTGGCTCACCATAAGAATACTTATACTTGAGCAAGTTCTTGATGAAATAGTCTACAAATGTACTATAATTTTTATTATGCTCTACAACAGCCTTACTTTTTCGAATAAGATTAGGTGTGTGAACTATAGCTAAATTACCATTTATGAAGATGTAGCCAAGAGTATTTTCTCTATCTGATATATAAGTCAGATTATAGCAAACACCTTTATACTTAACTATATCCATCAACCCATAAATATATCCGAATAAAGCAGGAGTCTTTAATTCTACTTCTTTGAAGGTACGTTTACATTCATATATTTGAAAGTTATTCTTTTCAAAGTCGTAGAATATAGGTTGCTTTAACTTATATCTTAACACTTGTATATGTCATTAAGGGTGAAGAGAATTCGGTGAAGAATGGAACCTCTTGAGGAAACAAATCCTCTGAAAGATGCGTAAGGTAATTAGCAATAATAGCACAGATATAACCAGAAAGCATCTGACCCATAAAGAAGGTTTGCTTATAACTACAAACAACGTTAGTAGCTTCTGAGTCATCAAATAGATACTCCTTCTTGTATTTTCTAATCTTAGCAGCTTCATCAAATCTAAATGCTATAATCTGTATGGTATCTGCAGACATTCTAGCATCTATAAATAAATGATTAGTACCTCTATTCTTCTTTCTAACATTCTCAAATATACTCTTTCTAGCTCTCATACTATCAAGGGCTGTAAGAGTAATATCTGAAGAGTCAAAAGCATCTTCACCATAAGTTACGTAAGCATTAGTATTATCCAAACTAAAGCCTTGTAGATTATCTCTAACAGCATCAACCTTTCTCATACCTAACTGGTCTGGTGAGAATAACTGCCCACCAAGATTAGAAAGAGATACACTATCAAAATCAAAGATTCTGAATGTGGAAGATTGAAACATCTTAGAAATACCTAGACTAGCGTGGCTACCAATACCCCCTGAACCATAAATATTAATTGTTCTGTTACTAGCTAAATCAAACCAAGGTGCGCCTGAAAATCTAATTCTAGATTCGTGTAAAGTTTCCTCCGTTAAGTATTCCATTTGTAATAAATTTAATAAGTCTGAAAACTGCAAAATTAGTTGCTGGAGATTTAATAAAGCTTTCTGCTATTTCTCCAATAATAGCTACAACATCTTCTCTATCTACTCCATATTGTTTGCAATACTCTTCATCATAGAAGGTATCGATACTCTTGTTAAGCTTATCAGTCATATTTTTAACATTAAGCTTGTCAGAGAATTTCATATAAGGAGGTAGATTGAGAGCTGCTTCATCTAAATCATCATACTCTGTATCTAAAACATCTAGTAGTACATTAGTTGCAATCTCATCTAGAATGACCATTGCATCATCTTCAATAGAATCTACCACCTTAGTATTCCCTTCATCCATATATTTGAAAATATCATCAGCTTCCTCTTCAAAAGGTAGTACTTCAGATACCTTGAAGGTTGATGGCTTAGGTACATAAGTACTCTTAGGTGTAGTCCTATTGACTGTAGGAGTAATCTTAGTTTGGAAAGTTATTCCACTTTGAGGGTAAGCTTTTGTGAGTTGGGTTTCTCTAGTACCAGACTTAGATGCCTTCTTAATCTGTTCTTCTAAAACTCCCACAACACTATTATAAGCTCCATTTACAATTTCACAATCATAAATCTCAAGCTCAATGTTATTTACTTCCTCAGACTTTGTAATAGTCTTATTACCTGATAGGTCACTGTAAGATACAGTCCATTCTACATTAGCCTTCTTCTGAACTCTACGGGTAATCTTAGCTACATATGCACCATCATTATTAACAATAAGAGATACATATACATCTCTAGTCTTACCTGTAGCATTGAGTTCTGCAGAGTCTGTACCAGAGAAGAAAGCCTTCATATTATGGTGAGAATGAATAAGACCAAAGTCACAAGTCTCATCAAGGTTGTTCTTAACAGCATAGCTAAAGTATTCAGCATTTCTACTATCAAATGTAGTAAAGCCTGAACTACCAATATCCATTACATACAAATCCTTTGCTGTAACAGAAAGAGATTCATCATCAAAATTACCATTATATTCTACAAATAGAATACCTGACCACTCATTAGAAGGATACTTATTAGCAAGGTATCTAATCTTAGATTCTACAATATGGTCTATATATAGCTTTGGTTTAAAGTTTGTGTTCATTTTTTTCGTTAATCTTTTTGTTTAATAATGCTAGTGTGTAGAATTCCATTAGTACTCTGGAATTTAAATTAGATTCAATCCAGTCACCATTATCATTATCTGTTACCATATCAATGATTTTTACAGCCTTGACTTCATCTTTAAATATGAAATCCTTGGTGTATCTTATATTCTCTATACTACCTCCTGAATTCGTTTGTCTACATTCAGGACCGAATTCACCGAATCTGTATAAGTAATCTTTTGGGGTAGTAGTACCAAAAATACCACTAGATTCTAAATACTTTAAGAAGGATATAGGGTCTGTTAGACTTTCTTCTGAAGCTTCCTTTATTAGCTTATCTTCTTCTAAACTAACACTAGAAGCCATTGGACTATTGCCAGGAAATTTAAGATTATCTATATATATGTTCATCCTGTTTAGATAGGATGATTGAGAAGTTTCTCTACGAGATAGTTTATTAATTGATATGTAGGGACCTCCATCATAAGATTCCGTACGAATCATTTGGTCAAAGGCTACTACTAATGATTCTATATTATCTGTAACTACAGATTCTAATGTTTCACCTTCTCCTAGAGTTACAGTAGTATCACCATTAACAATATCTTGTATATTTTGTGCTATCACTCTGTAAGGAGAAGTACCTAAGCAGAAAGGTTTATAGTAAACATTACCTAATGTAGGTGCGTGTGAATGAACATATCCTTCTCTAAGTTCACTAATAGTATAGAGATGTCTAGCACATACTACGCTAATAAAATTACTTTCTAGTACGAAGCCAAAGCATATACCTCTAATATCGTGTGTTTCACCCCCACGACTTCTTGTAATGGTAAGTTGGTCAAAATAAACTCCTAGATATGTACCTTCTGTACCCATAATATGGAAGTCTCCTACATTCTCTTCTCCATACCTAGCTATAAGTTTATCTCGTAATATTGCTTTTATATCCATATTGTAGAAAAAAGGCACCACCCAAAAGATTATTCTTAAGAGTGGTGCCTAATTTTAATTAATTATACTCAATACTAAATGTTTTCAGTACGCTGGAACTGCAGGAATTCTGAGTTTTCTGCAATAGCATTTACCTTTTCTTCAATGCGAGAAAGGCGGTTGAGGACTTCTGCTTCAAATGCAGAACAGTTACCAGAATGAGAGGCTTCTACTGCAGTAGGAGCTGTAAGATATTCCTGAAGGAAGTTGTTAAGCTCTACAGTAGAAACAGAAGAGTAAGGCTTACCATAACGAGTACGGATAGCTTCACGGAGACTATATTCGTTAATCTTAGCATAGCACTCAGGACGAGTAAATGCACCAGAATTAACCTTCTTAGACTTAAGCGTCATAAAAATCTTAAGGTTTTCACTGTTGGGGATAGCATCAGTTGCTTCATAATAAGTACCTGAGTTAGGTTCATACAGAGTAAAGTTCTCCGTCTGATAACCAAGGTCCTGTACTGCTGACTGGAAGTCTGCGAAAGTGTTGAAATCACCAGATACTTCCATCATCTTAATAGCTGAGTCGTGCTTAAACTTAATAGTCATAATTGTTTTTTAATTAAAGTTGTTAAAGTATTTCTGTTGTATTTTAATACTAAATCTGAAGGGTCTTTTGCTTCATATTCTGTTGGTATGGTAAGCCTTTTTAACCAAGGGTATCTGCTAATAAGGAGGTTAGCTGATAGCTCACCAATGTTTACAGATTTATCATAGTCGTTGTCATATAAGACGTATACATTTTTAAACCTTTCATTCAGCTCTACCATTATATTGTAATTAGGTAGAGTGGTTTCAGAGTTAAAACATATAGCTGGTATATCACAATTCTCCATTAAAGTGAGAGCATCTTTTCTTGATGATGTAATAATAAGATTGTCTCCACTTTCTGGTAATATACTATACAAATCTATAATTTCGTGAGTAAAGTTGCTTAACCATTTCATCTTGCCTTGAGGTTGATAAACCTTTAATACTTGTTTGTTGTCTATAAATTCTACATAGACATAGGCAAGTTTTTCAGCAGGATAAGTAGCTCTATTCCCTTCTCTATTTAGTATTATATTTCTTATTGCGTGAACATTCCCCTTCTTTAGAGTTGATTCAGATATACCATAAGAATCCCAATAAGCCAAATCATCGCTATTGAAAGGTCTAGCTTCTACTTCTATAGTAGGCTTGACTAAAGTTTTGATTTCAGCTTTACTAGGTTTCTTTTCTAGTATATCCTTATACAACTCTGGAAGGGATTTTTTTGTGTATTTAGTTAGAAAAGTCCATACATTACCAGACTCCCCTGTAGAAAAATCCTTGTATATCAAATCTCCCCTTAAGTAAAAGAAAGAGAAAGATGGCTTAGAATCTTCCCGCAGAGGTGAGTGAATAAGACAGGGAATACTGTCTATATTTATATAGGATTTCAGTATAGATTCTTCATCATAAATACTTAAAATCTTTTCCCTTTCTTTAGGGTCTGCTAATGTATGAACTTCTCCGATAATCATTTAGAAAGGCAGGTCATCTGCATTAATAGTTGGTGCTGCAGGTGCAGGAGTGCTAGTGGTAGTACTTGAGGAGTTGGTGAACTTTGTAGGTTCAGCCTTATACTCAGAAGCATCCTCAAACGAGAAGAGGAAGTTACCTAATGCACCAGAACTCTGACGACGAGCAATATGGTCTTCAAACTTATCGTAGACATAGATAGTTCTCTCGATAGTTTCTTCTGGTGTATCTGGAGAAAGCTTAACCTTCTCCTTAATCTTTCTTTCTACAGGATTCATACTAACCTTAGCAGTGAATCGTTCGTAGACAGTCTGGAAGGTACGACCTTCATCAAATCTAACACCAAGGAGTACCTTAACCTTCTTACCCTGAGCAATAGCGATAATCTTACGAATCTCATCTACCTTACCCTTGAGAATATCATCAAGCTTTTCAAAATAACAGAAGTACTTTGAAGGGTCAGCTTGAAGAACCCACTGTTCATTTACATAAGTGTGAGAATTCTTAATACCAAGTAGGTTACGAATAAAGAGGATAAGTTCAGATTCACCTCTCTTTTCAAGACGATAATCGTTAGCAATACGAAGTGGCTTGTTATCCTTAGAAAGAGGAATAGCCTTAGCCTTATATTCTTCAGGAGTTACCCAAGCAGTATTACCAAAGTTATCAATAACACCATACTTACCTTCACGGGTAGTAAGGTAGCTATCTTCAAGGAAGAAAGACATACGAGAGGTAAGGTCGAGTTCTTCATTACGAACAATAAACTCAATACGGCTACGGTCCTTCTTCTTCTTCTGACCATTTTCTTCAACCTCAACCTGAGAGTAATATACAGGTTCCTTTTCAGGTTCCTTACCAAAAATCTTACCAAGTTCAGCCTTGGTTGGGTTTACTGCAAGTACAGTAACAGGGGCTACACCCCAATAAAGCTTAAATGAGCCTTCTTTTACTTCATTAATTTCTCCTAAAACCATAATATAACGTTATAAATTAAAATTCAACTTCATCTAGTACTTCTGTAGAAACAGCATTTTCTGCAACAGCCTCTACAGTTTCAGTCATCTCAAGACTATCAAGAAATTCCTGTGGTGAAAGACCTCCTATAGTTCTACGGATAGGTTCTTCAATAGCATCAATCTGCGCTAGATAACCATCACGTTCTTCTTGGAGTTCCTTAATCTTTTCATCCAGCTTACCTACCTTCTTACGCAGAGGGTTAAGGCTTGAATTAATACCCTTAACTACTGCGATTTCTGTCTTAGTCAGTTTTACACTAGTCATTGTCGTTTTCGTTTTGTAAATAGTTGTTTATAGATTCGTTGATAGCAGCTAAATCATTAGGAATAAACTCGCTATCAAACATTCCTTCAGGTGATTTGGCAGGAATGATAACACCATCTAACATAGTAGATTGAGTATAGAATCCATACTCTGGCTTACCATTAATGTCAAACTTAGGCTCAGAGAAGAGTACAATAGTAGTATTCTCCAAAGGATTGATGGTAGTATTAATCATCTTACCTGGCACTGAAGCTTCATAAGTGACAGTTCTACCATCAGATTCAACTCTAGCTGGGTGCAGATTCAAATAGACAATAATATCATCTCTAAGATTCTGACACTTAAGTAGTAGTCTCTTAAAGTCAATAGTAAAGTCTACAAACTTCTGAAAACCACCACTTCTAGAGAGGTCAATGTACTTATACTTAAGTAGGTACATTGCATCATCAATCACAATAGTTTTAACGTGGGGATAAGCCTCATTAACCCTATTAAGTACTTGCAATACTACATCTGCAGACAATGTAATATTACCATCATTATCCTTTACACCTGTCTTTTCATCTGCTTCAAGGAAGTTCTTTTTCTCTAGAGAGTATTTAGCCCTAGAACCCTTGAATGGTAGAGGCTTTTTACAGACATTAACTATAAATGTCTCTTCTGGGTTTAATGTACTGATTGCTCTACTTTTACCAGTACCAGTATTACCCATTAATATAACTACGGTTGCCATTAAAATAAATCTGTTATAGAACCTTCTTTTTCTTTTTTAATATAAATGAGGTTACGGCTTCTTTCCTCATATTCCTTAGCCTTGTTAGTATCTTCGGCTAATCTTACAGCTTCTGTTGGTTTAGCTAACTCTTTAAAATGAGCGCACGCACCATTGAACAGTAGACCTACTGTTAAATTCTCAGGACCATCTCTATTCTTAAGTAACTCAATGAATCGGGCTGCACTTTTAAGCACAGTTAAATCATAACCTGCATAGCTTTTGAGGTTATGACCGAATGGGTTATACACTGAAATAATGATATTAGCATCTCTACCTGTGTATTTTGAATCAGCAAGGTTAGCTCTTTCTGGCTTAGACCTTTCTTGTTTGAAAGCATCTAAAGACTCATTAGAAGCACTTTGTTGTTGAATAATTACAGGAGAGACGTGATACCTATTTCTGAGTTTCACCATATTAGTAGAAAAAGCATCTATTGCTTCTTTTAAAGTACCCCTATATGGTAATAAACTAATATGGTCCACCAAAGCAATAATATACTCTTGGTCGTTTTCAGGAACATAATAGTTGAACTCTTGTACAACTTCTTCTTCCCCTAACTCATTGGTTACTTTAACTTCTTTATAATGAGTAGTACCAACTGATTCGCAATAAGCTTTCACCTTTTCATAGAATTGATTAGGTGTAACATCTACTACGAAGTTGATACAACTCTCAAAGAAATCTAGAATAGAGCGAAATTCGACAGTGTCAATCACATCCATAATCTCTTGTGGTGCTGGATTATCATTGTCAGAACTTCTCAGGTTCTTAGGAGAAATCAGGTACTTACCATTATATTGTTTAAACAGTAAGTAACTAATAAATCTTTGAGTAATTCTCTCTGGAGTTTCCTCCAAAGGCATACAGAATATAGTGTACTTTAAATTTGGATATTTAGCCCTATTATAATACAAATATAAAATAGGCTCAAACACAAAGAAAAAGTAACTGAATTGTGATTTACCACCACCACTATACCCTGTTACAATATAATAAGTATCTTGTTCAACCCCTGTAAGATAGTCTTTATACCTATAAAACGGACTTGAAAGAGAATTGATTTTACCTTCTGAGATGGCTTTTCTTCTCTTCCTAAGTTGTTCTAAGGTTCTATCTATTAAGGATTTTGCCATTATCGATGTGCTACATCATCAATATGAGCAAGCTCTCTATCCTTATAAGCATTATAAAGATTGATATGAGCTACCACATCATCAGTGAGACTTCTAAGCTTATCAAATGACTTCTTGAGTAGTGTTTCTGCGCTTGAATACAGTTTGCACTTAGCCTTAGATTCAGCAATATACTTACCCTTCTGCTCATCGAAGGTGTCATCCTTATGACACTTGGCTACACCTACAAATGTGAATTCATCATATTCACTATTGAAGAATTCTTGAAGACAAGCATCATACCATCTATTACGGTCCATTCTTCGAAGTCGAACCTTAATAATACATACTACTGTTCCAGCTTCCTTATTCACGATATACTTCTTGTCTACGAAGTGAAGCTTGAAAATTTTGTTGAAATTCTTGTTTAGCATAATTCTACATTATCCCAATTATCTTGGGTTATTTCGTTTTTGTTTTCTATGAAATTGAGTAAATCTGAGGATTTTTCAATCCCCTCATCACCCTTAACATCTTTGAATATGAAGTACTTCAATGTGCGCATATAAGCATAATCGCCATTAAATGAATCTACATATCTCTTAGTAGCATCAATAATCTCCTCTGGGTCATAATAACCAAACTTTCTAAAGAATAGTTTTAGACGAGCTTCAATTAAGGCCCCACCTTCTGCCCAATAATAAGAAGTATTAGGTTTCTTTCCTTTAGGGTAAATCTCTTTCAGTTCTGCAGCAAGTTTCTTCAAATCTGAACTATCCAAAACTTCAGCTTCACTAATAATAGACATAAACTTTTTAGTGTGAATTGGGAATACCCTAGGCTCATTATCTCTTGTTGGTATATTATGTTTAGCCAAGATACGAACCTTTTCTTCTTCTGATGCTGGGTAAAATAGTGTACCTAAATAGAAGAACTCTTTCAAAGAGATATTGTGATTAGGTAATACTGATTTTAGTGTTTCTAGTATACTCATACTAGTTTTAATTCTTTAAATTCTACATAGTCTGAACTGAAATTATCATTGATAGCATTTAACGTATATGTTTCTTCAATAGTCCCTTCAAAATAGTGTATTACTACTGTAGGTTTAGGATGTCTAAGAAGTCTACCTACTTTCTGTATAATAGACCTATCAGATGAATCAACCTGTGCAATAAATCCAACCTCCGTATCAACAAGGTTTTGACCTTCCTGAAGCATATTGACTGTAATCAACTCATTAGTCTTAAATGAATTGAAATCTTCAATCACTTGTTTAGGCTTCTTTGTTTTGGAGGTTAATGCATTACCAATAGATTGAGCTTGTTCTATAGAAGTAGCAAAGATTAAGAACCTCTTATTCTTCTTTCTAAAGTTCTCCGCATAACTTTGTAGTATGGCGGTTTTATTACTCCCAAGAAATCTCTTCTCCTTTAATACTACATTTAAGTACTTATCCTTTAAAGCTTTAGTGAAACATTCCGCTAATTGTTTACTGTAATATTCCCTAAGTCCAGCATAATAGTTGCAACATTCTTTAAATGTAGCTTTACCTATCATGGTAGCACTTGGATTATTATATCGCTTCTTCCAAAGTTCAGGAAAATCACAATAAATAACTTGGGGATTATTTACTTTACCTACTCTAATCTCATATATCCTTTCTGTTTCAGGAATTTTAGATTTGAGTACCAATATTCTTGGAGTAGGTAGAGTATTGTTATCAATTGCTGTCTGCAAATCTACTGAAAAATCTACAGAACCATACCTTTCCATCAGATAGTTTTTGAAATCAACCTTGTAGGTCGCTGATAGAAAGACAGAGTAAGAGAAAGAGATAAGGCTAAAATAATCTAATCTCGCCTTAGTGTTAAGGTGATGAGCTTCGTCTGCAATAACAAAGTCAAACTTCATACCTTTTAACTTAGACAAAGATTGATAGCATTCTATCCTAACTTTAGCCTTTCTCTTTAAGAACTTATCCATCTCAACTTTCCAGTTGTCCTTGTGCGCTCTTTCCGCTACAAGTAGTAGAATGTTAGGTTGTCGAATCTTAACCTTATTTACTATATGTAGGGAAAGAGCTGATTTACCATAACCTGTTGCCAGATTAAGGATATAGGACTTGGTGTCGTTCTTAATTTCTCTATTGATGAGTTTCTTTAACTCGTCTCTAGTCATTAGAATTACACTTAAAGAGCTTTGTCAAGCCTCTAATAATTAAATTCCATAGCTTGGAAGGCTTCTGATTGTTACCAGATTTATTGTTAATGGTAACTCCTTCAGAAGAGAGTAAAGCAAATGCTACCTCGGACTTCTTGAGCTTCATATAGTAGCGAGCTTGTACTCCTCTAGGGGTTCTTCCAGTTTCTTCAGCTGCCTTGTTAAATGCATCCTGGAGGTTACCAGGATTAAGTCTTACATACTTAAGAATCAGCTGTTCTTCTTCCGTTGTCCATCTCTGCGCCATTGTGAATAGTGTTTACGCGTTTCTAAATAATTTAAATCGTACTGATGTTTGTAGGCTTCCTTCTCAAATGAGATATTCATATAGGCTTCATAATTCTCGCCAAATCTGAATATACCAATGATAAATTCAGCCAAGTAAAGGATGTAGAATAGGATATAACCTAATTCTTTCATCTGTGCTGTGTGAATCTTTTCGTGGTTGATTGTAACAGCATTTAGTTTCTCTCTTGCAAATAATACCCCAAAAAGATTAATTGCTATGAATCCTCTGAATGGGATAATGTTGTTGTATATAATCTTCATATTTCTTTCGAGTTTCTATAATCTTAATAACATCCTTTTCGATGTCACCACTACTTCTGAAACTGGGGGATATTAATATGTAGTAAGGATAACCTTGTATTGATATTATATCATCTACTTTGAAATGCTTTGTCTTAGTTTCTAGTTCACATCCTCTACTAATTATGTTGAGCGTACTAGGGTTTAACATTTCATACTCTTGAATCCTAGAATCCTTAAACCTAGGATTCTTAATGTTAGACCTAACCCAAAAACTAGGTACTGTTGAGTGGAAGAGGTAAATACCTTTATCTAACCTTTCAATAGTAGATATATCGTTAGGTGAGCCTGTTTCGATTCGAATAGGAAGCATTACTCAAAATCCTTTTTATAGTTAATCCTCTTACGCTTGAACTTTTCCTTCTTTGGGAAATAGTCATCATCGTAAGATTCATAATCTTTAAATTTCTTTATTTTCCTTTCAGGTTTCATATTGATAAGAAAAGTGTTATTACACTACTCTTAGAATATTATAAAAGTGGGTAGAAATATCAGTTAATACCGATACTCCTACCCACAGAACAACACAATTAACGCTATTATGGCACACAGCGTATGAGTCTGGATTAGCTTATTCATCATTCCATTTTCTAAAAGCATTAAAACCTATCCATCCAAATACCATCTTACTAATAAGATATGCACATAACACAATAACTAAAATCTTCATATTATCTTTCAATGTAATCTGAATACTTATCTAACGCTAACTGCAGGTCCTCAGCATACCCATTATTTAGGTATAAATCAGCCATAGCATTTGCTATGTTTTGCATTGTAGTGTCAGATAGTTGTTCAAAATTTTTAACTCCTAAATACTCTAAATCCTCTCTTGTAATACTAATAACTTCAAAAACTTCTTGCATAATTAGAATTGAATTTTGCTAACCTCTTCAATATGAGATGTAGGATTAAATTCATCTCTAATCATATCGTCAAACACTGTGAATGTCTTACCGAAATAGAGACGAATCTTTCCTTGTATAGGGAGTGATGTTTCACCATAACCTGCAAGGTCAATTGAGTAAATCTTAGGAGAATTGATTTGTGAAATTAACTTCTTATAAGAATCAACACAATTACCTCGGTTGGCTTCGTTATCACTAATAATAATAATTCTATCGTACTTCTTACCGCTCTTTCTAATCATATCTAGCGCCGATTGGAGATTTGTACCACCTCCTGTAAAGTAGTCTAAAATTGTTTTATAGAGCATCTCAAAATCATAATACAGTGGTTTAACCATATCTGCATAATGAGCAAAAGTATATAGGTCAGAAGTACCTAAAGCTTGATACAGGATAGCAGTTATAAAAGCTGCTTCTTTTCTAACGCCGCCCATAGAACCTGATACATCAAGAACTACAGCCACGTTACCTGTAATAGCTTCCTTAAAGTTAGCCATAGCACCTTCTATAGCCTTGTTAAGTGCTTCCTTAATGAGAGTATTGTTACCTCCATAGAGATAAGCATTAGCAAGCTGTTGTGGCATAATCTTAGCCTTTCTAATCATTGTAGAATCACTAATTAGATTAGCTAACATCTTGGTTGTTTCACCATCAGAATCATTATTAACAATGTTGTTAATGTTTCTAATAGCTGCTAAATAACCAAGCTTATTCTCCTTCAGTAAGTCAGAAAATACTGCATTTTTACCTTGCTTAAGGGCTTCAGCTTTTTCTTCATCACTGAGGTCAAACTCCTTAACAACCTGTCCAACATCAGAAAGCCCAACTTCCCAAGTATCAGCACTAACCTTAGCACCACGCATAATAGCTGTAATGGTAGGAATCTTCTCACCATCTACTTCTACAGTTGCATTGGAATTATTTGGGTTGGGGTGTACGAGATTAGCCACATCAATAATATCCTTCTTATACTTGAGAAGGGAATATGTGTCTAATCCTTCAATAGCTTTCCTAAATGCCTTCTTCATTGAATTAGGCATAACACCTTTACCACCTAGGGTCTTGTAAGTGTCTAGGATAGCTTTCATATCATCAGGACGATAAATCATACCGCCCTTCTTGTTCTTCTTGTCAAAAGAGCTGTAAAGAAGCTTGGCATAACTAGTTCCTGAAAGGAATGGTAGAGCAAGTACAGAGGCTACTTGATTAATAGTTCTAAGACCTGATGCGTGACAACGAGAATATACAATAGCCTTAGCTACGAATTCAGGGTCAGACAGAGCAATCTTAGAAATGAGTTCACTGAATTCAGCTAAGAATTCTGTAGCACTCTTATAGTAGGTATCTTGAAGCATATAAGTATTCAAGATAGTTAGGAGGTGAAGCTTATCTTCAAGCTTATAACCAATACCACCCCCTACCATATTATGAGTAGGTTCAGGGATAGCATTAGCTTCAACAACAGCTTCTTTTGAACGAGCCATTTTACCAATGGAATCTCTAAGCAACTTTGCTCTTTCTTCTTTTTTGTTCATAATTATTAAAGATTTTTGACTAGAATTTTATATAGATTCTAGACTAACTATTAACTATTTTTTATTAATGAAAACTATATATTCCAAATCTTTGTAAATTGGACTACCGTAATATATATTAATATATACACGGTCCATATAATTACATATAAAGGTTAAACCCATTTTATAGAGAATAGGTCCATTCTTTGTTACATTAGCAGTCACATTATTACGTATATGATACTTGAAATCTCTAAGATTCTCTTTAACAATTCTAAGACCTATATTATCTAATTCAAAGAGATTAGCATTTTCTATGACATATTTCAATACACGTTTATATGTAGCTTCTAAATTATTGACATTTGATACGCATACAGTTATATAAGAAATCTTTTTCATATTATACAATAACTGCAGATATTCTTATTTCTTTTAATTCAGGCACAGTAATGAAATCTACAGCACACTGATCATATCGTTCAGTGAAACTGCTTCTATTAATTCTGTCCCAAACTCCTATAATCACTGTGATAACAAACCTATTTGCTCGTTCCCAACCTACAGTTACAGAATCTTTCCTAGGCAACCCCTCTTCATTCTTTAACTTCTCATAAACAGTACTGAGAGGAGTATAGTAACGACTATGCGCTCTAACTTTACCAAAATGATTCTGCTTAATCCATCTATCTGCAAATTTTACAGCTTTCATTATAGATTGGTTGTAGAGATTCTCATCCTTTTTTACAGGAACATATACTGATATTCTAAGCATATTTATTCATTGTGTTATCTCTACAGTTCTTATTATCCTATCAATATTAGGTAGGAATATGAAACAAATAGAGTCTTTGAAAACATAGGGTGATAAACCAAAAGGTTGAACCCAAATATTAATAGATTTTGTGCGATATTCATCATCATAAGAGAAAACAAAATCTTGGTCTCTAAGTAATGCTCCTCTATTCATAGAATAATACATTAAACGCTTTAACTTAGTTCCAGCGTCACACCAATTAAAATCTATACGTCCTATTTTCGATTCTAATTCAAATAGCCAATATCTAGTTATACCCGCTATATCTTCTATTTTCTTCAGACGATTAGTACTTAAAAATATATTAGGTATAAGCACATTTATAGTTACCTTCATAGTGTAAATATTAATTAGAAGTATAGGTAGCTATCGCTGCTACAGTTAAACTTGGTCATTCCACTATACTTTCATCTCTCAAGGTGTTTCACAACAACAAGAGAGCCTTGTCCTCTTTCTTTTGCATCAGTAATAGGGCAATTGTCTCCCCATCAGGATTCGAACCTGAATTCTCGGTTTAGAAGACCGATGTTCTATCCGTTGAACTATGAGGAGGTTAGGGTATTGCTACCCTAATTATCAGAATCGTCTGTAAGCCACGAATAAATCCCTGAAATTCCTGTGAAAATAGCTATAGGAAGCATATATTCAAAACCTTTAAAGGAAAGTAGGCAACAAGAGATACAGCTTATAGTTAATAATACTTTATGTGTACTCATCTTTCTGATATATGTTCAAAATATTTCATCATAGAAAATACAAATAATCCAAGACCTACTCCTACAAAACCACCAAAACCTTCAAAACTACTTACATAAAAAGAAGTACAACTTAAAATTAATAGTACTTCCCAATACCTTGGTTTACGCATAATTATTATTTCTTACTATCATATTCTGGATTAAGTATCTTTCTAGAGTATTTAGTTTCACCCATAGAACGAATTACTACACCCTCAATAATTACATTATCAGCAATTTGGAGACTTTCAAATACCAAATTACAAGCCTTTATTAAATCTTCAAGACTTGCAGGTTTAATAGTACCAATGAAAGGAACAAAAGTTATATTCAGACAATAGGCTAAACCTACTGATTCTTCTAAAGTAACTCTTTCCCAAATCTTTCTCTTGTCATCAAATTTCTCTACAGAGAATAACTTGAACTTAGGTGGGTCATTCTTATAAGGATTACAAGATACACCACTACCTCTAAATCCCATACCAAATACTTCACCTCTAAGGGTTATATTATTTAGTCCTGAATTCACCAAAGCTCTAAGTATAGGTAATGCTACCTTTACCATAGGTTCCTTGTTATCAGTTTTATCTAGGATTTTACTTCTAGACATAATGATACCATCAGGATATTCATCCGAAACCATAACAGAACAAGAACTACCATCAAGCTTTTCAGTAAGTACATACAATTCATTAGGTATGAAATCACCTGAATCTTGCTTTATATTAGTTTCATCTGTCTTCTTTAGACCTTTAGGTAGATGATTAGTTTCAAAGTATTCGTCCTTAAAAACGCCTACAGCGGCTTCTAATTCACTATCTGGTACATTATCTATATCAGGAATAATAAGCCCTTCAGAATAGGTGTAACCTATCTTATTAGGGCTGTCAGAGAGATTAAACTTAATAGCTCTAACTCTATTTCTAATACCTCCAACACAACCTAACTTACATTTCTTTGCATCACCATAGGGGGCAAAATATTCTGCAAATTCAGGCTTATCAGGAAGTTGAGTATCAGGGAAAATAAGTATTACAGTATCACCTATATTATACTTACCTTTCTGTACTACAACCTTATAATCATTATTACTAAAAGAAGCCAATTCAATAGCATTAGCTTCTTCTCCATTCTTATATAGCTTACTAAGTTTAGCTATTTGAGTTCTTGATAACAACATTACTTAAAAGGTGTGAATTTAAAATAGAAACACTTCTCTCTTTTATACCAAACTTGTATTTGTAATATATCGCTTGGTTCTCCTAATTTATTAGTAGCAAGTGCTAATTCTAAACCGTCAAAAAGAGAACACTCATTCCAGCTTAAATCAACAAGTTTTAACTTGTTTTTCACAGCCAGCATTTCTATATAATCTTTAGAAAAACAGTTATCCCTTTCTGATAGAACTGTAATTCTGACGTATTCTATGTTAATAGTTATATCATCCTTGAGTTTATAAGTACGATGATTATTCTTCCTTAAAGTAGCATTTATAAGGTAATTACAAAGCCTGACTTTATTAGCATCAATATTATCAACTATCTTCAACTTTAACTGATGCATTATAAGCAATATAGCTCTATAGTAATTTATAGCCAATTTTGGTGGCAATGCTTTTTCTAGAAATTTACTATCCTCACATTCTAGTATAACCTCTAGAATAGCTTTGCAGTCTTTTGAATAGTCTAATAAAGATAGACTATCTTCTAAATACTTCGTAATAAGTTGAACATAGGTATAGTCCTCTCTTACAATAGGACTGCAGTTATTTAACTTCTCAAAAAGTTCTTCCAATCCTCTAGATGGATGGATGCCACTTTTATCAAATATTAGAATCTCTGGACCATAACTATTGTAGTAGTAAGGGCAATCATACCCATCTAAAAATAATCTGTAGAAACTTTTCAAATCAAAATTATCAAGTTCCACTGCTTTAGTAGGTACTCTCGTATCTCTAACAACTTTTATCATAACTAGTAAAAATTATCACCCCAAACAATATTTTCTATTTTACAAAAACCGAAGTTTGAATAATTACGTTTAGGTATAGGTACTATATCTGAATCTAAAAAATAAGCCTTATTTCCAGTATCATTACTTACACATTCAAATAAATACCAACCTTTGTCTAATAGAAGATTTAAAGCTTTAATTACATTAGTTTTACTTATACTCAAATTGGGTTTACCATCCTTAAAAGCTTGAGGAGTAAAACTTCTTTTATCCTCATCTATATAGTCTGTCTTACCAAACTCCATATTAGGGTAAGGTGAGGGTTCAAAAACACTACCATTTGCAAAAGCTATACATATAGCTTGTACTTGTTTGTCATCCATATAACTCTTACTATCGGGAACTATAATATTATTAATCATACTTATTAAGTATAAAAGGGGAGAATATTGATTCAATGGTGGGTTCGAACCACCTAAACTTATGAAAAGTCAATAACCGATGAAATTGAATCTTAACTACCCCTGTATTATTACTTGTATTTATCTGCTAAATATTTCTGTGTCATATCAACCTCTACTTTTTAACCAGCGGAAGAATCTGTTTTTAAAACCTTCAAAATCCTCACATAAAGTTTTTAGTGATTCTGCATATAGGTATAGAGAAATACCCATATTATAATCTTTAGTAACATTACCTGTAGGATTTCTAGGTACACATTTCATATCTTTAGTTATACGTATGAAGCTGCCTTTATATGGTGCTATGATATATTGAACATCCCCAGCATCAAAAGAAAGGGATATAGAGGTTCTTATAAATGGTGAAACATAAACAAACTCTTCAGGAATAGTTCCACCTTTCTCAACAATCATTAAAGCTAATATGGCTATAAGTGAGAAATCCTTTCTATGAACTTCAAACTTATCTAAATATTCAAGAATTGTTCTGCAGTTTCTTTTATCAAAGTCACTTAACTTCTCATAGTTTTTAACTCCAATAATACTATATACTCTTTTCCCGAATTCTATTTCTTCAGCCTTTTTATTCTCTAAATCTTGTAGTTTACCTTCTATTTCTTGGTATAGAGGTTCTTTTTTAACCCAAGAATAATCTTCCTTCTTCCTGCAGAATAAAGATTTAAGTTTACTGATTATACTCATAACTATATTTTTATATAACCTTTACCTTCACATCTAGTGCAAATATCTTTTGATTCTTCATCAGATGCTTGTACTAAATAAGATATACCTAAAGTAAAGATACCCGCAAAATGGTCATAAACACGACCTTTACCTTTACATACAGGACATAGATACTTACCTGGTTTTAATTGTTTCATAATGTTTATTGTTTTAAATAGTATGGGTGGTAGGACTCGAACCTACAGTCGATAACTTAGAAGGTTATTGCTTTATCCGTTAAGCTACACCCACATACATTACATTCTGCCGCAATCTCTTGCTAAATCAAGATACTCATCTAAGAAATCTGAACACTCTCTCGAATCTGCAATATTACCTGAGAATACTATCTGTAATTCTCTCTCACAAAATACCACAGCATCTCTTTGTTTTTTAGAGGAAGGTTTAATTTCCCCTATATAATCTTGTACTGACCATATTTTACCTATCATAATCTTATATTTTTATTGCGGGCTATCTAGGACTTGAACCTAGAACCTTTGGATTAACAGTCCACTGCTCTAACCATTGAGCTAATAGCCCTCCGTATGCTAGTAGGCACACTAGCCTAATTTCTTCTTACTTTTATATAACTTAGTTCTAAGCTCTATATTCTTTTTACGAAGCTTATTGTATCTCTCTTTGTATGTACCTAAAGACTTGTTACTCCAATAAAGTTTATCAAGAGTTTCTTTAAGTTCGTTTTCTAACCTTTCACATTCCCTCTCTAATCTCTTTATTTCAGAATTAGGAAATACTATAGTGAATAAATCATTAAGAGCCATAGTCAATCCTCTAATTTTAAACAATTGAAAATATCTTCTATTATAAAACTATTCGCCATTTCTTTAGCGTCTTCTTCTGTTTCGAATTTTAGAAAATGACTACGAGTTTTCTCAAAAACTGTAAGAGTTACATAAGAACTTTTCAAAGTGACAAAGAATATCCTATCAAACTTTTCAGCTCTGAATAGACGGTCTTCTGGATAGAAATCCCACTTTAAAGGTCTGTATATGTTAAGAATGTCACTCTGTTTTATTTTCTTAGCCATCAATCATTGTCTAAGATTTTAGAATTTTAGCATATCTGAAAATTCTTATGTAAATGCTATTAGTAGGGTCTCCTTGTATAGGGCTTAAATCTTGTAATCTAACATAATTGAATCTCCCTATAATAATACAGTAGGAATTAAATTCCTTAGCATTCATCTTTACCCCTTGAAGTTCAAAATTAGGAATATTAGACCAAACTAAATAAGAGTTATTCCCCAACTCTCCTCCTAGAGCTACTACTTTAATATCGAAAGTAAATCTATCATTAACCTCCCCTATTGAAGATGCTTGAAATTCAATTCCATCTATAATAACTACCTTCATAATACTTAAAATGATAAAAGCTAGATATTTCTACCTAGCTTTCTGTTAAAATTAAAATGGTTGAGAATGGTATATTCAGTGTTACTGCAGTTGCTCGGATTTAAAGTCCAAGAATGCAGCCTTATGATATGATTTACATTAGCGACTTGGCTAACTACATATCCCGTCTGATTGATAATTTATATAAAGAAGTAACTGAATAATAACTACAACCATTTATGTTTCTATTCTTCTATACTGAAATATCTAATGATACCTTCTTTCATTATATCATTAGCTCTTTTAATGGCTTCTTCTTTAGTTTCACATTCTATGAAAGTGTCACCTCTGAGATAATCTCTAATAGTTAATCTAAATCCACCTTTAGAGCTTCTACCTATTATGTACACTTTTCCAGCACGTACGCTAATAAGTGAACCTGTTTCCTTTGTTCCTTTTATCTCCCAAGAAAGGAATCTTAATCCTTTAAGTAAGCCTTCCCTATTCATAATTCTTTTTGATATTTCTATCTATAGATTAACACTCGAATACTTAAAGAATTCAGCCTTTAAAGTAAGTAGATATGATTTAAGTATCTGTATCTTTATACCAATAAGTTGCCCTTTAGTATCAAGTACAGAAAACCTCTTAGATTCTACTTCTAATATCTTCTCAAGTCTTTCTATTTCCTTTCTAGTTCTATCAATCTCTATACGAATTAGATGAGTTTCGTGTTCTGCAACCATATAAGCTTCCTCAAAAGCTTTAACAGGAGACCAAGATACATAACCATCAAATCCTTCTACATTAGGAATAGAATCTTCAGTAAGAGGGTATTCTACTATATAACCAATAGTATTAGGATTTTTATCTCCAATCTCAAATCCTCTTAATTTACAGTAATCACCCCAACTCATAGGGAAAGCCTTTATTTGCTTTGTGCCTATGTATGTACGTAAGCTTGATTTAATTTCTTCTATACTTTTCATATTACAGTGTTTTAATTATTGTATAGGTGACTGGACTCGAACCAGCGACCCCTGCATCCCAAATGTAGTACACTACCAACTGTGCTACACCTATATATTACCAGAGAAAGATATTCAGTTTATTTAATTGCGTGATAATTCCAAATATTATTGCGAAGTAACTGAATAGTAACTACTGGTAAGTTTGTTTATTCTGTTCTTAAATAGAAATATGTAGTAATTTTATCTCTCATCATATCCTCAGCCTTTTTCTGTGCATCTTCTAAGGTTTTGAATTTATAAGAGTTTGTACCTGAAAAATCTGTTACGACTAAAGAGTGTAACTCATTATTATTTCTCATTATCATATAGACTACACCCGCCCTGATAGCATACAAAGCATCTGCTACAGATAAATCCTTCCAATATAAAGGTTTCAAACTGTTTTTGAATTCCTGTAATGTCATAATTATCGTTGTTTAGTTTTTAATAATGTGTGAATACCCAGAATCGAACTGGGACCACTGGAACCACAACCCAGTACTCTAACCATTTAAGCTATATTCACCGTGAGGGGGGTAGGATTCGAACCTACGAACTCGAATGAGGGCGGATTTACAGTCCGCTGCAATTAACCACTATGCGACCCCCCCCAAAAACCTAAGAGTATTTTTATCAGAGTTTTTTATCAGATATGACCAAAATGAGTGAAGTAACTCTAATTTAACTACTTAGGTGTGTGTTTATCCTAGACCTGGGAGATGACTATATTCGGTGTCCCAATACATTGTATCGACATTAGTACGAAAATTAGGAAGAGGATTAGTCATCATCATATTTAAAAACTTATACTTCTTATCTATGCGGTGGTAACTCAAATTATTTTTAAGTCTGTATAACTCCGCTTCAGCTTCCTTAATTTCCAAAAAGCTTACTTTATTCTTCCTAAATTCTTTGATAGTCTTCTTTAGAATCTTAATTTCCTTAGATAATTTACCTATAATCTCTGCATCTTTATCTAGTGTAGAATCATTACTATTCATAGCACTTTAATTATATGTAGTGTATTCCGCTGGGATGAATTTCTTTAGCAACTCATCTTTTACACGATAAATTTCATTGTTAAGACCTCTATCTACATCTATCAATTCATCTCTAAGTGCAATTAGAAACTCTCTGTTTTCTGTATAATTGAAGTATAACTCTCTGTAGTTACTTCTTAGTAATTCTACTCTTTTCTTGAGTTTATTGATTAGTTCTGACTCAACATCCATATAGTCTATTAAGTCAGAATATATCAGGTAAACCCCATATGGGATGCTTACACAATTGATTCTTTCAAAGCTAAATCTAAAATTAGATACATCCATATTAGTAACCTTTATTTTTAACTCTGTCACCTATATTCTTATTCATATAAGTAACAGCATCTACTTTAATATCAGTTGTGGTATCATCGCCTAATCTTACCTTGAAGTAGAATCTATCAGGCATATACTCAAATCTACCTAAGAAGAAATTGTATCTATAACCTGATTCTTTTACATACTTCTCTATTATGATACCTTCAGACCTTTTAGCTTGAAGTTCTTTTTGTTCCTTCCAATAATCTGATTTCTCAGCACAGCCTGACATATAAGCCATACCATACATAAGACCTATGAACATTATACCACATATTAGGAAGGACAGTGTAAACTCAATAAAAGCATTATCTTTTCTCATTTTATAGTTTTTATTTGTTTATAGGCTATTCAAAGTTTCCTTCCAACTATCTACTTGTTGCAAACTACTTATAATTAAAGCTCTACTTGTAATCAATTTAATCTGCTCTAACTTTGATAACTTATCAAAATGTTCTGGTTGCCCTTCCTGACGTTCCCAAATAATCTCGTTAAGTATTTCGCTGGCTTCAAAAAGTAAATTATAAGCCTTATTTGCTTCTGCTTCTCTTTCTTGCTTAGTCATAATTGTTTAGTTGTTTAGTGTTTATAGGATTTGTACCCAGAACGAGACTCGAACTCGTACGCACCTATGGCGAGGGATTTTAAGTCCCTTGTGTCTCCCATTCCACCATCTGGGCATCCTTATGCTAATTAATATAAATCTTCTGAAAACAATCTATATTCATAATCTTCTGAATACTCTGGGTTTTTTAATTGTCCTGCATCATAAGCTATTTTATAAGCTTCCTTTCTATCTACAAACCTACCTAATGAAGTATAAAACCCTTGGTCAAAAAGATTTGCAGAAACTTCACCACGAAATCTAATTAGAATATCGTGATGTCTATACCCTAATTCAACTTTATGAATATCATTTTTATGATAGTTACACTTGGTTTCCCTAGGTTTTATCCGCTTGATAGCTGAACATAAGATAAATTCCATTTTACTAATCTACTAAGAATTTCTCTTTGATAAGTTGTTTAGCTTTATCGGTGAAGTAGTAGCTAATATGTATCTTTGAAATACCAGAAAACACATACATATTAGGTATATCAATATCTCTACTTTCTATTAATTCATTATAAAGTGTTTTGCCTAGTATTTCCCTTAGTTCTTTATTAGTAAAACACCAAACAGGAGTATCTTTAAAATCAGTTCTAAACATATTGTTAGTTTTATATTTTCTAGTACCGAAGGCGAGACTCGAACTCGCAAAACCTGCTTTCTAAGAGCAGTATGTATTCCAATTCCATCACTTCGGCGTAACACCTAGATGTCCCTACATAGCTAAATCGTGCTACATAATCTAGGTGTTTTTAAAACTGAACTATTTGAATTCGAAATCAATAACGGTTAATAATACCTAACTATAATTCAGTTTAATGTGTTTGAAGGTAAAGTCTGATAGCATAAGCTATAAGACCTACAATAGGAGTTGCTAATAGAGCTAAACCAATAAAACCTAACATTCTATGAATCTCAGTCTTTCTGGTAGGGTTAGCAATCATTTCTGGTGTGATGAAGAAAACCTTTCTTTCAAATCTATCCCAGAACTCATCAGGAATAAAGGTATCACCTACCTTCATAACTCTACGAGCCTTATTATCTGGACCAATCTGACGGTATTCTTCTGAACCATCCTTGAATGTACCCTTATAACCATAGAAACCCATATGGTCCTGGTTAAACTCTATAGCTTCCTCACAATTAAGTGAAGTCTCTTGCTTGAGAACTTGCTTTCTTCTTTCTGGGGATAGCTGCACTACCTTAATGTTCTTAACATCTACAGGAGGTGCAAATTCCTTCTTATCTTCTTCAGAAAGCGAATCCCAATCAATGTTATCTAACTTACTAAACTGACGTCTAATCTTTAGTTGTTTTCTTTTACTCATAAACGCTAATTAATATTAATTAAAAGTATAGAATTATTTGAACTCTTTCCGCAAAGATATAATAAATATTTTACGGAACAAAATTCAAGTAATTCCATATAATTAATCAATACTATCAGCAACCATTTCCATTTTGGAAATAGTTAAGAATTTAGGAGTAGCTCCTTCAAACTGTGGAATGCATAAAATGAGAGAATCATTTACTGTGTAAACATTCCAACATCTTCCATTCCAATATTCCTTTCCTTTGCAGTCATCCTTCTTGCAAGATGCTAAGAAGAATAATACAAAAATCAGTGCTATCTTTTTCATATTTAAAAGAAAAGCGGAATGAAAACTAACACATACTCTTGACCCGTGTTAATAATCATTCCGCTTAATTATAGGAGGTGTATTCCTATTGTTCTAATCCATTTACTATTCTTTCAGCTATCCAATCCATAGTCATAGAATCTACTTCTTCTAGACTATTAGCTTTAGTTGTAATTACGAGTGAATACCCTTGACATACACATTCTACAAACCAAGCTTTTAGAAAGTCACTGAAATAAGCTTCTATAGATATACTATCAAGAGCTATTGCCCATTTGATTGGGTCACCATTAGAATTATGGCTATCTATCCATCTAAGAGGTTTTAGCTTACTTCTAATCTCTTCAAATGTAATCATATAGTTTCATTTTTAATACTATCTAATAGACCAATTCTAAAACTATTTACATAGTCCATTGCACTATCTAATGTAAAGAAGTAGTTAGTGTCTATCAAGAGTATATTATTATACTTCTTGATTAAAACCATATATCTATTATCTTCGTGTAATCTTACTACCCGTGCTTCATAGGCATCTAAGAAGATACACTTATAATAGTCTGGGCTAGTTTTCTCCCAAACCAGAGGAGCAAGTAAAGGGAATACCTTATCTACATTCCACTTAGCTTTTCTTAAGCCACTTTCCCTACCTTCAGCTATCCACTTACTCTTTAGTGTATCGTACTTATTGTTAATAGATACTATTAAAACCGCTAAGAAGAGTATACACAAAGTAGTGCATACTGTAATTTCAAATGTTCCCATTGTTCTTTATGTTGTTTTAGTTGTTATCCGTTGCTTGTTTGTGTATATCCGCTAATATCTGTAGTTTCTCAAAGCTCTTGCTTGAACCTACTAGTTCACATTCTTCTCTCTCG